AACACTAAGCCAACCAAGATTGATGACACGATGCGTATCATTGGGTTTGAGAACGCTGGAATGACGGATGTATTCGTTAACCCAGCTAACTTCCCAGTACTACCAACTGATCCACACATCGAACACGTCAGCGGTCACTTGCAGGATATGATGATGCAGATTCAAACGAGTATGCAGATGATCCAAGGTGGTCAGCCAGACGTTAACGAACTTGCTAAGACTGTACGTTCCGTCCAATTCAAGGGTGGTCACATCATGGCGCACGTTGGATTCATTCAGAAAGACCCATCCAAACAAGACTTCCTCAAGCAATTCATGCAAGGGATGCAACAGGCTCAAGGTGCAGCAGACGAAATCGCTGGTGTGTACCAAGAGATGGCACAAGCCCAGCAAGGCAAACAATCTTCGGAAGAAGAACTCAAGCTCCAGTACCTCGCTGCCAAATCGGGCATCGAGATCGACACCAAGAAGAAGCTCGCAGACATCTCCGTTGGCAAGGCTGCTATCAGTCACGCTCAACGCACAGAACAACGCAAGGAACAAGGTATCACTCAGCTTGCTCTACAGAAAGCCAAAGCTCGCCAAGAAATCCAGAAGGAAAAGGCAAAGATGGCAACTATGCAGGGCGAAGAAACCAAAGAAACCGAAGAAACCGAAGTAGAAGAAGTAGAAGAAGTTGAGATTGAAACTCCAGAACAAACGAATATTACGCCAATGCCTCTACAATGAGTACAACAGACAAAATCAAAAGCATCTGCGCTGCTATAGCTTCTCACGAAGACTGGTATGCTTTGCAAACTTACCTACTAATGACGGCAACGCCATCAGAAGGAATCACAACTCTACGAGATGTAATCAACCGAATCAATTCAATCGGAGAAGATACAGCAGTAGAGTTTAAGAAAAACAAACCAAGCAACAAGAAGGAAGCACCTAAAATGTTTCATTCTGACCCAGACCTAGACGAAGAAAACTAATATATGAGCGAAAGCGATACAGACAACATCATCCAAGACCTTAAAAGCAAACCACAAATTGCTATCAAAGGAAATACATCTGACTTCCTAAAGAAGTTCAGCAAACAACAAGCCGACGAAGGCAAGCCAAGTTCAACGAACGTAGGTGATCCTATGCTCGGAATGAAACAAGAAGAATCAGAACCATCTGATTACGAAGCTGAACAAGAGTCATATAGCGTCAATAAGGAAGACATTACATCTGACCGCAAAGGTAAAAAGAAAGGATTTGTTGAACGACAAATCGAAGAGAATCGTAAACTAAAAGAAGAACTAGAGAAATACCGTAAAGAGGAAATCCCCAAATTTGAAACCAAAATCCAAGAACTTGAAAGACTTGCATCTGAAAGTAAAACAACAACAGAAACGAATCATTACCAACAACAACTCAAGAAAGCCAGTGAAGAGAAAGAAGAACTCGAAAGGCAGTTGTCAGAACAAGTCAACGACTTGCGTGGAAAACTGGACTTTCACGACATCACCAGTAATCCAGAGTTCAAAAAGAACTACGTTGAACCCATCAAGCAAACTTATGACTCTGCTAAAAAGTTGCTTAACAATGATCCAACGCTTCTTTCTGTGTACGCCAGAGCTACAGCAGCAAATGCCGCTATGTACAATGCGACATCCGAAGAAGACCTCAGGGCAGCAGAAGCCACAAGGGACGAAGCGTTCGACGAAATCACGAACTCGCTATCGCAATTCAAGCAGTACCAATTCGCGGAGCAAGTCAACAGCTTCATTAAAGCAACCCAAACCCACCACAACGCCTTGCTCAACTTTGAACAAACAAAGCAAAACATCATTCAAACAACAAAGCAACGTGAACAAGATGGACGCAACAAGTTCCTTAATGAGTGGAAAAACAGTTACAAAACAACTCAAGAAGAAATAGACAGTCAAACATCTATTCCAGATCACATCTCGGAATACATGAAGGAGAAGGGAATCAAATACGACATTAGCCGGGACGAAGCCATTGCGCTTTCTGCTACACAGCAGTCTACCGAAGAAGCCTCCGTTGAGGAGATGAATCGTTTGATTCACCAAGGACGATCATACAAGAAGCTACAAGCACAACTTAAAGCCTATCAAAGTATGGTTAAAGAGAAAGATGATTACATTGAAAAACTAAAAGGTTCTTCACGAATCACCGCATCACCCAAGTCAAATTCTCCATCACAACTGATGAGTCTATCCGAGGGACTGGCAGCGAAACTCGCACGTTTCGGCCCACGAACTGCATAAGCCCAAAACCAGTTGAAACATGGAAAGGTGAAAGACGTAAAAAATCTTTCACCTTTTTTGTTTTATCGCTTGATTATAAATTGTCGCTCATTGTATGTTATTAGTGTATGAAAGAAATAAAATTGAAAAGAGGATCAATTAATTCCAATGGATTAATGTTTTGGGCTTATGGAAACAGTTATCCAAACAATGAGTATTGGGTTACATTAGAAAAATATAACGATCTTTATAAAAAAAGACAAAATGCTACAAAGAATAATTATGAAGCAAATAGAGAGAAAAGAAGCACTCAAAGAAAAGAACGAAGAGAAAATAATAGGGAACAATATTTGTTAGTTGCAAAAGCTGGAAGAGAAAGAAATAAGGAAAAAATAAAAGAATACTTCAGAAATTACTACAAGAACAATAAGCATAAGGCTGCATTAGCAAATAAAAAATGGAGAGAAAAAAACTGGGCCAGAATGAGTTCTTTGCTCGCAAGGTATAGAACTAAAAAAGCAACACAAACACCAGACTTATCAAATGAATCAAAGTTGATAATAACTTCACTTTTTGAACAATCGAAAAGGCTATCTAAAATAATTGGAGTTCCATTTGAAGTTGATCATATCATTCCAATATCACTTGGAGGAATTCACACTCCAAATAATCTGCAAGTAATACCAAGAACAATTAATCGAAAAAAGTCTAACAAAAAAATATTTGTTTGGGCAGAAAAAAACCCTTGACATATATTTCACATGGCATATTAATTGCATCAACGGGATATACGAAATTATCGTTTACGATAAAATTAGTGCGTAGGCGAACCCGGCCTTGGAGTTATAGTTCTTTAATTAAAAACTATTCCGGACTGGTCTTGAAAGAGACAACGAGGGTTGAATTCCGGCTCGAAACCAACAAGCATTCGCTTGGGGCTTTCAAGCCTTTTGCGTTTGTTAACTAAAACTAAAACCAAAAATCAAAATCAAACAAACTAATTATTATGGCATCAGATCAGCTATATTTCAATTCCTGTGCTGAAATTGACTCTTTCTTTCGTGAGGGCCGCGAATATTTCAACGACCTCTATGTAAAGAAACTTGTCACTAACAGTGCATATTTCACACGTTTCGAGGAGCAAGCATGGCCTCTTAACCACACAACTGAACAGAAAGCGTTTCGCTTCGGACGTGGATTCCACGATCCTTGTACGCCTTTCCGTCAGATCACCGACACCTACTGCGAGACTGATTCTTGCGATAGCAAACCCGAAGTGATTCAACGCCCCGGCACTGAGTCCTATACTTTCGAGTTGCTCCGTAAGGAAATGACTACTGATTGGATTTGCGTTGAGAGCTTGCTCTATCGCTTGTTCCCAGCAGAAGAAATCCTCCAGTTTGAAGAGTCGAATGCCCGTATCACTAAGAACGTGCATGAAGAGTTTCTTCGCTCCAACTACATTGGCCAATCTGGTCACAAGTGGATGGGTATCACTACGGATGACGGAACCTATTGCGGCCTCGTCGATGACGGCGCATGGTTCGTTCCAGAGCATACGCTCAACAACGAAGCTGGTTATGACCTCTGCGCTATCCGCGTTAAGATCGCTCCTGCTGACCTTGGCAAAATTGCTTATCTCTCGCTTGATATGCTCGACGATGCACTCGTTGATCTCCAAGACGAAGATGACGCTTTCCGCCTTGATCTCCAAGACGCAACTGGTCAACCTTTGCTCGACATCGTTATCCCTGACCCACAAGTTGGACGTGCGCTTTATTTCCAAGCGAAACGCAACAACGGTTACTGGGATGCAAACACTGATTTCGACGAGCGTCTTACCCGCTTGAAACTCGGAATCAATCGTATCATCGGCGATTACGCCTTCGGTTACGACATCAACTCCGCTCGTTTCAACGCTGACACGGCATTCAACAATACGCTTCCAGCGTATAACGAAGCTGATCCTGCAACATGGGCGCGTCTCGTTCGTGTACCTCGTTACATCAAGACTGTGCTTGAACAAGGATGTGCTTACATCCCTAACCGCGCTTACCGCACTGCCGATTTCGGCATCTCGGTTGCTATGGTTAACAAAGCAATGTGCAAGTGGACAATGCCTTCCTCGACTGGATACGGCCAAGCCCAACAAATGACCCAGAACTACGCTGGCGATTGGGAATGGAAGAACCCAGATTGGGAGTGCAACCGCTGGCGTAAATCGGGCTTCTATCAAGCCCAGTTCCGTCTTGCCGCACAGGTTAAAGACCCAACCATCATGCACACCTTCTTGCATCGTATGCCACAGAGCAAAAACCTCTATGGTTCCTGCTGCGAAGTGCAGACCTATATCGTACCTGAGAACAATCAGGATTGCTATAGCTGCGCTGGTGTAGGTGACATCGTTGTGCCTTCCTAAGTTAAACAGGGGAGGGGCGAAAGCCTCTCCCCACAACCTTAAATAAAATAATATGTCTAATTCACGACCACTCGCTTATGATCGGGTTAACCTTTTTGGCCCGATTGCCGTTAACCTTCTCGCTGCTGGAGACGCTGATCTTCTTGTTCTTAATGACCAAGATACTAAGTTCTTTCCAACAAGCATCGTATTGGAGACTGCCTATGCTCGCGGAACCACTGCCACCGATCCAATTGTGATCGTTGACAACGGAACCACTGGCGAAAACATCACCTCCTCACTCACCATCACTGATGCTCTTGATAACCAAGGCCGCTACAATCCCCTTACGATTGCCGCTAACCCTTACATCATCACTGGCACTAGCAAACTCCGTTTGTTGAAATCCACTGTTGGTGCTGGTCAAGCTACTGCAACTCGTTCCCGTACTTCGGGCGTTGCTACAATCGTAACTGGTGCTGCTCATGGTTTCTCCACGGGCGATGTCATCACGATTGCCAGCATGACCGATTCTACGTTCGATGACGTGCAAGCTGAAATCATCGTTACTAGCACAACTGCATTCACCTACGCAAACGCTGGTGTTGACGTTGTTTCTGGTGCAGATACTGCCGGACGTGTTGGCGCACTTTATGTGAATGCCTACGTTGTTGGTATCTACTACTAACCAATTCCCCATTATTGGGTAGGGAGGTCTTTAACCCTCCCTGCCCATAACCCTTTTTAAAATTATGGCTTGCTTTACATCCTTACCTTACCGCAATAAATTCTACCCACTCCTGATTACGGTGTCTGCTGCTGCTGGTATTACTCCAATTTCTTTCGGTTGCTTTGATGCAGCCAGTGATGCCTCTAGGCTCTATCAATTCTATCTAGCTTTTGCTACAATCGGTGGACTTACCCCAGTAACTGAAAACTGCTTTGTGCAAACAACGGAAGATCAACAACTGTTTGTTCTTAACGAAGCTGTTGCTGCTGCGCTTCCTGTTACCTAATTATCGTTAACGATAACAATCTTATGGCTACTCCAGCACTATCACAACCCTGCTTTGTTGATCTAACACCAGATCAGCAGAACTTTAATATCTACGATTCCCTAAAACAGATCGCGGGATTTGATATTCCTGCCTACGATCAGATTGATATTGCGTACTATGGTACTACAAACAACATTGCAACAGTGCAGTATTTAGCTGATGGAGTTCCAGTAGCTACATTAAACTTATTCTACTCAGTTAATCCTCCGACAACTAATGATGCAAATCTAACGACTATAACTGTAACATACCCTTAATTTATGGCAGTTAGATTCAACCCATTTACAGGCAAGTTAGATTTTAGTCCTAGCTCCTCGCTTACAATTAGCGAAGATGGGACATTGCCTAATGGGAATTCTGTTGCTCAAATAGACAATGGCGAGCTTACAAATGTAGCTGAAATTGATGCTGGAGAATATAGCTCATCCCCAGAGTAAAACTTTCTGAATAACCAGAAAAACCAAAAAACAAAATAAAAAAATATATATGGCAAACCCAATCATTCGTATCAAACGCGGTTCTTCCGCTCCAGCAAGTCTTTCTTCTGGAGAGTTGGCAATCGACCTAACCAATAAAAACCTCTTCGTCGGTAAAGCTGACGGATCAGTACTCATCGTCGGCGGCGAAGGCACATTCGCTACCAAATCGTATGCTGATGCCGCTGTTTCTGCTGCAAATACTACGCTTACTGCTGCTATCGCCGCAGAAGAAGCCGCTCGTATTGCTGCTGACAGCACCCTTACCAGCGATCTCGCTACCGAAGTTTCTCGCGCTACCGCCGCTGAAGGCGTAATCGCTTCCGATCTCGCTACCGAAACCTCCGCTCGCACCAGTGCTGATTCGGCCCTCGACGGAAAAATCACAACTGAGAAAAACCGCATCGACGCAATTCTTTCTGCCGCTGACGCAGACAGTGATTCGTTTGCTGAAATCGTAAGCCTCATCAACAGCGTTGATACTGCTAACGACTCTGCATTCGCTGGTTATGTAACGAGCAACAACGCTGCTTTGGCTTCCGAAGTATCGGCTCGTCAATCGGCTGATTCGGCTCTCGATTCGCGTGTCTCGACTACGGAAAGCAAGACGCAGAACATAGATAATGGCACGACTGCTGGCCTTACCTCTTTTACTGGTGACATTTATGCTACAGGTGGCATTGGATGCGACGGAGACTTGAATTCACTAGGAAATGGCAACTTTAATGGGACAGTAACTGCATCTTCCATTGATATTTCTGGTAATGCGATCTTCAATGGCAACATCGTGGGTGACGGATCGACAGAAATCCAAAACTGCATCATTGATGGTGGAGTTTACTAAAATAAAACAATAAAGTCCTCCGTGGGGTAAAACCCACGGTGGCAACCCCTCTTCTATAAGATGGCTAATCCAATCATAGTTCCTAAAAAATCGGTTATCTCGAAAATTCCGCAGAGTTCCGATCTCGCATCTGGTGAGATTTGCATAAATCACGCAGATAAAAAACTTTACGCCAAGCATCCATCCACGGGTGCAATCCAAGAAATTGGTGGCATGTCTGTGCATTCGCACGACGAAATTTACTCTCCTGATAGCAGTCAATTATTAGAACTGCAAAACAACGGAAACCTCACAATAACAGCAGGAGGTTCTACAAAAACTTTCACTTTTCCTAGTGCATCTGGCACACTAGCGACTCTATCAAATGTAAATGGTGGTTCGCAAAGCTATGAAGTGCGACACGTTTACGCCAATCCATATTCCTACACTGGAACTGCTGTCGATGGAACGAGCGAATCTGCATCCAGTTGGACAATCACTCGACTAGAAATTTCAAACGCAGGAACAACAACCAAAACCAACGCTACAGGAGCTTGGAACAACAAAACTAACTTAACCTACGCTTAATCCATATGAACGCATCCGCACCCATCACCATCGACGGCAAAACCTACGACCGCTACTCGCTCAACCTCGCCATCACAGGTCGATATCTGCCAGACGGCTCAAGTGACGCAAATGTCGCCATGCGCCTCGTCCCGACTCGCATTGAAACCGGCGAGGTCATCACCGCCGAGGAAGCTGCCCTCGGAATTGCGCTCGGTTCACTCACTGGTTCAGACGCCGCGACCCAGCAAGCCGTGGGCGCGATCCAAGCCGCGCTCCAAACATACCTCGCTGCGAAAGGATTGTAATCATGCCAACTTACTTTGCTCGTAAAGCAGGCAACATCAACGCCTCCGATGTCTGGGCGACCGCGCCCGCAGGCACAGCCGCCGCTGTCACTTTTGCTTCTGGCGATGTGCTTGTCGCAAACAGCTTCGCCGTCACGGTCAATGTCTCTACCGACCTTGGTAGCACCGGACAAGTCCGCAACGATACTTTTGGAGGAGCAACCAACGGTGGAGGGTTCGTTTTAAAACCGGACAAAACCCTGACGGCAACCGTTATTACTGGAACAAGCGCTTCATGCTTAAATTTTGCTGACGCCGGATCAACCTATGTAGTCGGGACAATAAACGCCAATGCGACAAATGCAGGCACAAGCGGTCTTGTAAATTCCTCATCGACAGGAACTGTTTTTGTGACGGGTAATGTTGTTGGCTCATCTGGTGGCGCAAATGCCATTGGAATAACTAACTCAGCAGGAGGCGTGATAAATGTAACAGGCAGTGTTTTGGGCGCCTTAGGAACGGCTATGCGAAATTCCGCAGGAGGCACAATCATCGTGACCGGACCAGTAGAAGCAGGGCTGGGATTATCTGGGTTTGGTCATGGAATCATCAATGCTGGGGCAGGAACTATTCAAGTGGTAGGAAATGTCACGGCCTCGTCAAACCTGCCTGCCATTTCATCGACAAACGCCAGCTCGGTCGTGAGGGTTAGCGGTTCATTCATTTACGCTGTAAACGGGCAAGTTCCTATTGCGTCAAATCGCGTCTTGCTGAATACGACACCAACTTTAGCTTTCACACGCTATGCCGTGAATGGCACGGGAACATATTTCGATATGTTTACCGCCGACAACACTGGCTTGGGACCAGCGACTGGAAATGTTCGCGCTGGTGTGAGCTACGGCGGTATGACAGGCTCACTCGCAGTGCCATTGCCGAGTCAAGTGGCGGTCGGTGTCGCCACAGACGACACGGTTGGAACAGCAGCGCTCACCGCCGACAACCTCCGCGCCGCGCTCGGTCTCGGATCGGCTAACCTCGATTCTCAACTCGCTGTATTGTCGAACCTCGACGCCACGGTATCCAGCAGGCTTGCAAGCAGCGCATACACCGCCCCAAGCAACTCGGATGTGGCGGCGATCAAAGCCAAAACGGATCTACTAGAAACCACTCGCCTCGCGCAGTGTTCCACGGTTGCAACCACGGGAGATCAAATCGCAGCGGCATTTAATTCTCCATAATCGTTGTATGATTTTAACAGATTCAACCGCAGCCGAAGTTGGGACAAGCGATGTAAAAGCAATCTTATCGTCAACATCATTGTTTCGTCAGTTTATGTGCTATATGGCAATAACCTTGTCCCAAGCGATTTCTGGCACAACTGGTTTAATCAAAAACGGGATCGGTGGACTTACGCTTTCTGGTGTATGTAATTATACTGGGCCAACGCAAATCAATGCTGGTCAAATTGCAATTTCAAGCGCATCAACTCTCAACGGAGTAATTAGCGGAGCGGGACAACTAACAAAGACTGGAACAACCGCTTTAATCATTGGTGGAAGTAATACCTATTCGGGAGGAACATTATCTGCTCCATCGGCGGCAACAGGCACAATTACATTTTCGCAAAATAATGCTTTTGGAACAGGGTTGTTTACATCTGCTGGGCCATCTCAAATTATTACTGCAAGCAGCGCAACACTAACAAATAATTTCCAAATAAATGCTGTGCAATCCTTGCAATTTCGCGTTAACATCGGAACAACAATATTGACTCTTTCTGGTAATATCACTGGGAGCGGGAGTTTAAACAAAGCATCAACAGGGCAGCTTCGATTAAACGGAACGCTGACCTACACGGGTTCAACAATGATTAGTGCTGGAACTTTGCGAGCGATAAAAACAACTGGAGCCTCCACCGCAACGGCATCATTTACTAGCGGTGGCCTTTCAGTTTCGTTCAATGTTGCACCTCCAACGGGAATTACAACATTTCGTTTTTTCCAAGGATCAACAACAAATTCATACCCATCAGTAACCTTGGTTGGTGTTCCAGTTGGAACTACAGCAACCTATACTTCTGCAACATCAACACTTACTGTAATAGTACCATGATAATTTCTCCAAACGAAAATGGTTGGTCGTATGATGACTCTACAGGCAACTGGAAATTGGTCTATGCTGACAAAATAATTATCTTTTACGAAGAAACCAACGTGTCAATCGCAACTCAAAGCATATTATTTGTGGGAACGCACGAAGAGTGCGAAGAACAGATTGTAAAAGAAGGATTGTCTTGGCCTGTTGAGTCTGAGATAACCACTTGACAAAAACGCAATTCAACGATTAATAATAAACTATGGCACTCACATTTAACCCATTTACTGGTACGCTTGATTTCACTGGGAGTCAAGCAGCCGCAGCAATTGGGGCTACAGGGGCTACTGGCCCATCTGGAGGCCCAACTGGGGCTACGGGCGCGACTGGAAGCACAGGCGCGACTGGAATAGGAACAGATGGAGCCACAGGCAGCACTGGAGCTAGCGGAATTAATGGTAATGATGGAGCTACTGGTTCCACGGGATTACAAGGGCCAACGCCTTGGACATTGCCAGCGACAGTATACGACAACGGAGCTTCTTACAATCTTGGCGCAGCAGTCACCTATCTTGGTGGGTATTATTACAGAACTGGCAACCCACTAAACCCCGGTTATCCACCAACACCCGGATCAATTAATGCGTCATGGACACCAGTTGCTGATGGTGGTGCTACTGGCCCAGATGGTGCAACAGGAGCCACAGGAACGGCTGGACTAGATGGGGCCACTGGTTCTACTGGTGCAACTGGAATTGCTGGATTGGACGGTTCGACTGGAGCCACGGGAGCCACGGGTGTAGCTGGAACTGACGGAGCAACGGGTTCAACTGGAGCCACTGGGATTCAAGGGGATGTCGGAGCGACTGGGGCTACTGGTATCCAAGGAGACGTTGGAGCGACTGGCGCAACGGGTGATCTCGGAGCCACGGGCGCAACGGGAGCTACAGGCTTGACTGGAGTTAGAGGGGCCACTGGAAGCACTGGTTTGGATGGAAGCACTGGGGCCACAGGATTACAAGGCCCACAAGGATTTAGTTCTGGTGCAGCATATTATTTTAATCCTTCCGATTCATCAGATATCCTTGGATATTATGAAATGAATCGTGATTTGGTAATTGGAGTCGGAACAACACTTACTGCTTCTGGTGCAGGAGCGCAATTAGTTGGATCATTTGCAACAATTTCAAGTGATCCTAATGTTACTACAATTACAGCAGGAAATTGGAATTTTGAAAATTTTGTTTCGATGAGTTCCAATGGAGGAACACCAAAAATTTATGGTGAGATTTATTATCGAAATCTTGCTGGAACAGAAACGCTAATTGCAACAAATGTTGTTAATCCGCATCCAATCACAGATGGAACTGTCAACGAATTGTATTTGTGGAGCATTCCAGTTCCTGCAACAAATGTTTTATCCACGGATAGAATTGTTGTTAAGTTTTATGCCATTGATCTTGGCGGAAGAACAATGACAATGCATTTTGAGGATAGTCATGTTGCTCAAGTTGTTAGTTCTCTATCGCCAGCAACTCAAGGGGCTACTGGAGCGACCGGGGCAACAGGAATTGGAGCGACAGGTGCAACTGGTATCCAAGGCGATATCGGTTCGACAGGGGCCACAGGCGCAACAGGAATTGGAATTCAAGGAAGCACAGGAGCCACGGGAGTTACGCCAGCAAATATTGTTCTCTCGGATATAACTGGTTTATCAGGTGCAACCCAATTAACCAATCTTGTTGAAATCACTCAAACTGGATACAATTTAATCGTTACCCCAGACCCGAACACGTTGTATGTAATTGTTGGGCCATAATAAAATGAACGATAACGCCACCAGTCACGGATTAATGGGTACAGTCATCTCGACCACGGGATTTATAATTTCAATGTTACCAGAAATAGAAGCGTCAATTAGAGTCGGGGGCGGAATCATCAGTATTATTGCTGGTATCCTAACGTGCATCTACATGACAAAACAAATAATCAAAAAATGAACGCAAAAAAAATAGCATTAGCAATGATAGTAATATCATTTATGTTTTTGGGCATGGCATTCTTAACGGGATGTGCTGGGTTTAAAGCGCCTAGCGTATGCTTCAAAACAGACTATGGTACACTATGTTACGAACTGCCAGAAATTAAAGGACTTAAAAAATGAAAAACCTACTAACTACACTACTCGAAAAACTGAGCGAAAACTCCACATGGCGCGGAGTGATTCTAATTGCTATTGCAGTTGGGGTTAAAATTGAGCCAGAACTCCAAGAGTCTATCATCGTCGCAGGACTAGGACTTGTTGGATTAATCAACGTAGTCCGTAAAGGCTAATGGTTCCAAACTCCAGACCGCAGCAAGCAAAAGAGAAGACGCTCTCGATGGTAATCAAATCGGGAATCGTTGATCGTGTTGCTTTGGTCGGCATTAGGGGGTATTACTCTGAAACATTTCAACCTTCTGGCAATCAAAGAGGTATCTACGACGATGCGATCATACTTTTATCTCCAAGCGTCCATGCTACGTTTAACGCTAATACTGATCCGTCGATATTTAAGAAAGGTATCGCGGTACTCAAGACTGGTATTCATCGGTATCGTAAGGGGAATCATGGTATCTCTAAACCCGGAGGTGGCTACCCTGCGTTGCGACCTTCTAACCCAAAAGAAGAAGTGCCTGTTACAAGAGATGGTGAAGGCGATTCTATGGGGGTAGCAATCAATATCCATAAGGGTTCAAGAAATTCTACTAGCTCGCTAGGATGCCAAACGATCTACCCTCCACAATGGGATGGATTTATAAATCTCGTTTACTCAGAAATGAGTAGATACAACCAAAAGACAATTCCATACTTGCTTGTGGAACAAACTTCTTGACTAATACAAAATTAAAATTATCGTAAACGATAACTCCTATGGGAAACTGTGATTCAAACTGTGGTGGGCCAAGCCTAAATGCAATGCGCGAGTTGGCTAATAGATCAGCTTACTGGGCGCGTATAGCTCAACAAGCCGCGATTGACGCTGGCGCAACGGGTGCTACTGGGCCAGAAGGCGCGACTGGGGCAACAGGCATTCAAGGTCTTACTGGTGCGACTGGTGACTTGGGTTCTACAGGATTAACTGGATCAACTGGCTTAGAAGGTGCTACGGGTTCGACTGGAGTAGGAACAACAGGAGCTACAGGCGTTGATGGCCCCACTGGTGCTACTGGGCCAAGCGGTGGGCCAACTGGCGCAACGGGGCCAGATGGAGCTACGGGAAGCACAGGCCCAGACGGGGCATCTGGAGCTACAGGCCCAGACGGTTCTACGGGCGCAACGGGTGCTACGGGTGGAATTGGGCCAGATGGTGCTACTGGAGCTACGGGAGACCTCGGAGCAACAGGGGCCACTGGATTTGGTATCCACGGCTCGACTGGTGCTACTGGCATGGTCGGCCCTCGCGGAGCTACTGGACTCACTGGTGGACTTGGAGCCACTGGATCAGGTTCTACTGGAGCAACGGGAGACACAGGAGCTACTGGCCCAAGCGGTGGCCCTACTGGAGCTACCGGCATTGACGGGGCGACTGGTTCTACGGGCGCGACAGGCGCGACTGGCTTAACTGGTGTGGTTGGCCCAACTGGTGCTACGGGATTAGATGGTGATAGATACCATACCACAAGCACAACTGTACTTACGATTGTATCAAGTGGACTTATTACTTTAACAACCGCTGACCTTAACCTTGATTATAGCATTCAGCAAAGCGTCATTGTTGCATTCTCAATCGGTCAGTATATGAATGGCAGGGTTGTCTCGTACAGTCCATCAACTGGTGTATTAGTTGTAGATGTTGAAAGCTCACTTGGTTCTGGAATAAATTTAACTCCTTGGGAAGTTAACCTTGATGGTGCTGTTGGAACTATCGGCTCAACGGGTGCTACAGGCGCGACTGGGGCTGGCGCAACGGGAGCCACGGGTCTAGTAGGATTGGATGGAGCCACGGGTTCTACTGGGGCCACAGGGGCCACTGGCGAAGGAGCTACGGGTGCTACTGGTGTATTAGGTTTAGACGGAGCTACAGGAACAACTGGAGCTACTGGCCCACAAGGATTAGCTGGTGGAGCCACTGGTGCTGGAACTGACGCTATCTTCTGGGAGAATGGGCAATCAGTAAATACATCCTACTCAATTCCAATTGGAATTAACGCAGGAAGTTTTGGCCCAATCACAGTTCAAGCTGGCGTGACCGTAACGGTTCCCGCTGGTGGAGTATGGACTGTGGTGTAAAAAAACCTTGACACTTTAATAACGTAAACTATTTTATAAAACTATGGGATGCTGCAATTCATATCCTCCATGCCAAGCGAATGACGCTAATGTATGTGATCCATTGAGTACAACGGAAGAAGCATACAAAATCGTAGTGGAAGATATTGCCTTTTGCAAAAAGACAGTAGCTGCACCAGATAATGTTTCTGCACTTCAATACGATTCTAGCGCACTTGTAAACTGGAAAGATGGAAGTTCGACAAAACCATTTAGCCTACCACAATTGCAAGGTGCAACTGGGGCGGTAGGACTCGTAGCAAGGAAATCGAACGGAGACTTTGTATACATCAACGGAGCAACAGCAGCCACTGGTGCTACTGGAGTTCTGAACGTAATGGCTAACATTGGTTCCCAGTGGATAACTACTACGATCAACCTTGCAACTGGAGGTGGAGGAAGTGGACAACCAACTGGAGCAGTAGGTAACCCAGTGTTCTACGAGAACGACCAAATCGTAACAGGAAACTACACAATTACAACAAACAAAAACGCATTAACCGCTGGGCCAATCACAGTAGCAGCAGGAGTGACTGTAACAGTACCCGCAGGATCAGTATGGACAGTAGTATAAAGGAATAAAATTATGCCAGTAACAATTAACGGAACAACAGGAATTACGACACCAGCATTGGTCAACGGAACTGCTTTGTCATTCCGAAACAAGATCATTAATGGTAATTTTAGCATCAACCAACGCGTATATGTTTCTGGAACTGCGACGATTGCAGCAGACCAATATACTCTTGACCGCTGGAGAGTAGCTACATCTGGTCAGAATCTGACATTCTCTGGAAGCGGAACTGGAAATATCGTTACTGCTCCTGCTGGTGGCATTGAACAAGTTATTGAAAGTCTAAACATCGAAGGTGGAACATACACGCTTTCATGGACTGGAACTGCAACTGGTGCAGTAAATGGAACGGCGGTATCAAATGGCGGTCAAGTCACACTTACTGCCAATACCAATGCGACTATCAAATTTTCAAGTGGAACAGTATCACAAGTCCAACTTGAATCAGGATCAGTAGCAACTCCATTTGAGAATCGTCCTATTGGAACTGAACTTGCTTTGTGTCAGAGGTATTATGAATCATGGACAAACACTAGTGGGGTTGGGCAGAACGTGGTTACTGCTTATGGCATTGGTGGCAATAACGCCGTCGCGCACACTTATTCATTCCAAACCGCAAAACGCGCTACGCCAACAGTTTCAATTTCAAATGTTTCGTATGCCAACGCCACTTTTCAGCTAGTCGCTCCAACAACAACAAACTTCACACTTCAATTGGCTTCCACATCAGCTTCAATGGCTCAATGTAGTGCGTTAGTTGGGGGCACTTGGATGACAGCATCAGTAGAACTTTAATATATGAACTACAAACTCATCTACGATTCAACAAGTATTCTGCGACTCACGGATAACGCATTTATCCCTGCTGATCCTGCAAATACGGATTACCAAGCATATCTAACTTGGCTTGGAGAAGGCAATACTCCAGAACCTGCTGATCTTCCACCAGCACCAGATAACAAAGCATTGCGTCAAGCTGCTTATGTTGCTGAATCTGATCCAATCTTTTTCAAATACCAACGTGAAGAAGCAACCAAAGAAGAATGGTTGGCAAAAATCGAAGAGATCAAGGCACGTTATCCAGAGAACAATTAACCTATGGCAACCTCATTAACACTACAAAACGATGCGTCATTAGCGCAGGGCTACATCCAAGTCAACGGAACGACCTCTGCGACATTTACGACGAGTGGCATCACAGGCAATTTGACTGGGAACGTGACTGGTTCACTTACCTCAGGAGGCTCGCTGACTCTTGCAACAGCACAGACTGCATCTGGAACTGCTGTTGATTTTACTGGTATCCCAAGTTGGGCAAAGCGCATTACTGTGATGTTTAATGCAGTTAGCACGAATGGTGGGAGTGGAATATTAATTCAAATTGGGTCTGGTTCTATAACAAACTCTGGCTATTCATCATCTGCAACTTATGCTACTACAGTCGTTGGATCGTCAACATCTACGGCAGGATTTTTAATTAATGCTTCTGGGAGCGTCAATTCAGGTTCTGTTAATAATGGTAATGTAATACTTTGTTTACAAAATAACAATGCATGGACTTCTTTTGGAGTCTTATCTTTGGTTACTGCTACTGCCACGCAATTCAATAGTGGCGTATCTCCTGCTCTTGGAAGCGCATTGGATAGAGTTCGCATCACCACAGTGAACGGCACAGACGCTTTTGACGCTGGAACAATTAACATCTCTTTTGAAGGATAACCTATGCCAACAACAATTACATCCGCAGGAGTAACTTTTACTGACACGACTACGCTGACGAGTGCGAATATCGGCACAGCACAGCTTGTCAATGGTTCCGTCACCGCAGCAAAACTTGGCACTACAGAGCAGAAGCAGATTGCCAAAGCATGGGTGAATTTTAATGGAACTACATCACCCGGAACAATCCGCTCCAGCTACAATGTCTCCAGTGTTACTAAAAATTCAACTGGTAATTATACTGTAAATTTTGCTACTGCAATGGCGGATGCGAATTATAGTGTATCTGGATTGGGATATGTTGGCTCGAATACAGTAAATGTAACATATTTAACCCTTGACGGAACAAATCAAAATTTTTGTAATATAAGAAACGCTCCTTCTGGAGGCGGAAGTGGAGGGGGAGCAGATACATCCCTTATGTGTGTTCAAATCTTCGGAAACTAATCTTATGCTTATCACCTATCCACAGCCAAACGGACAAGTAGCAGTAGTCATCCCATGCGGTGACGTTAATGACGCAATCAAAGATGTTCCAGCAGGAATTGAATATAAAATCGTCGATTCAGTTGATATTGATAACGACTACTTCAACGCATACGAATTTGACTCTGAAACTGGAGCAAAGGTAAACATCGAAAAAGCTAAGGCTATTCATCTCGATAAGTTCCGTTCTGCTCGTTCACCGAAGCTCGCTAATCTCGACATCGAGTTTATGAAAGCAGTTGAGTCTAGCGATACTGCCGCACAGCAAGCTATCGGCGGGGTAAAGCAAGCATTGCGTGACGTTACGCTGATTGTGCTTCCAGACGATCTTGCTGGCATCAAAGCAACTTGGCCTGACATTCTGAAGTAATGCCAGCAGATGGATCAGTATTCGATGGATTCACAAGTATCATAGCGCAAGACGCAGATACTCACCCATCATACTTACCTCCATCAATGGTAGCGGAGTCCGTTAATCGGACATTCCGAGGTGGGATAAACAGGACAAGACCAAGCATCCGCAACATCAATATCGTAGCAGGAACTGACCAACCATCGACTATCGTTAACGATATTCAGAATGGTAACTTCCAAGGTTCATTTGCATATAGGGCGGTAAACTACCAAAGCACAGATGGTCTACTTCTATCAGTAAGCGGAAAGATTTACTTCCTAAAGATCATAGGCAACACGGCGTATGCCTATAAGCTAATCGAAGGCAACGACCCCGGCATGATGCACACATGGTTCGTGCAAGCCGAAGATCGGGTGTACATCCAGAACGGATACCAAAATGCCATAGCATGGGGCGGGGACTTAAACGTAGCAGCGTATAGACTGAACCCATACCTCAATAAGATGCCGATTGGGACTATCATGGAATACGCTTTCGGGCGAGTATTCGTAGCTGATAAGTTCAACCAAATCTACGCATCTGACATCATTTTCGGAGCAGGATTCACTGATACAACCAACACCGAGAACTTCACAGAGATTGGATACTGGGCAGAAGGTGGAGCGTTTGCTACCCCAGCGATGATGGGGAATATCACTGGCATGAAAGTAATGCCACAAATTGGAAGTAACCTCCGCGCACAAGGGATGCTAGTTGTGCTAACATCAAATGGTGCATTCGCTATGGATGTGAGCCTACCAAGGGCGCAGTGGGCAACATCTCAAATGCAGACGATTAGTTTGCTTGGGCGTGGATGCACGTCTCCATACTTGGCACTAGCCAACTCTGAACTCTGGTTTAGATCACATGATGGCTGGGCATTCTATTCCAATAGCCAATCAGAATTTGCCAGATACTTTTCGCTTCGTAAACTTTCGAGGGAAGTAAATAAATGGGTATCAAATGATACTCCTTGGCTGAAGCAATTCGCTTCAACTATGTTCTTCAATAACTATCTGATCAGCACAGTATCCCCACAAACCTTCCGCGCAACGGGAGTAGAGGGATTGAACCGCTACCACAGAGGAATGGTTGTACTAGACCTAGATCAATCATCTTCACCATCACCAGACGCACAGCTTACATTTCGCTGGAATGGCCTCTGGACGGGCTTTAGACCAACTCAGCTACTCTCTGCCTATATTTTGAATGAGAAGCGTGGATTCGGGTTCTCGTTCGATACAGACAATAAGAATCGACTCTACGAAATCACAACAAGTCACACTGATGACTACGGAGTAAATGGGACTGTAGCAATAGAATCGTTTTTCACATCAGGAAGGTATGACTTCGCGCAAAGCGGGGCATCGAATAAGTTCTTGAGGAAAAGAATCACTGGTGGTGAGATGTGGTTATCTGAGATCAAAGGAGAAGTCACAAGCCGAGCGGAGTTCAGACCAGACTCTTATCCATGTTGGAGTGAATTAAAAGTACCAACGACCTATGGATGTAACCCATGTTCTCCAGTAGTAACGAACGAATGTTACCCAAGACGTGGTGGTGATACCTACAAACGCTACAAGTTTAACTCACCAGACCCATCTGAATGTAATTCTATTTCGGATATTCCAACAATAGAAGGAAGTGAGTTCCAACTAAAGATTTCCTTGACAGGAGCGGCAACAGTAGACAGAGTAAGGATAATGGCAAACATTAAGAATTTGGAAGACTCTCCGATTGGTGACTGCCCAGAAAACGATCAAGAGTGTCCAGACATTAACTGCTGCCCAGAACGGTATTACGACTACTCAATAAACGAAGGATAATATAGTGGACAATCAAGATTCATCTCCAGCAATTATTTTCCCAAATGTCCCAATCGACTTTTGTCCATCTGGGAATTGGTCAGAAATCCTTCAGCAGTTTATTGATACTGTTCTTTCTAATGGAACAATCAATATTCCCGGCCTTGGTGACGTAACGCCAGAAGAGATCGCTGCTATCAATTTAGAGCTTGCAAACCAACAGAACGAGATTGATGCGTTAGATACTCGCGTTACTGAGCTAGAAGATAACTCAATTAGGTTTGGAACTATAACTGGAGTAGCTACTGGTGACTCAGTAAGGACTGTAACATTTACTGCACTTCCATCTGTAAATTATGGAATATCAATTACTCCAATAGCATCTGCTACAATTGGAGTTCAAGCTACACCACTATTCTCATTGAATGGTGGTAGCAAAACAACAACAGGATTTTCAATCCGCATTGAGAATAACATTGCGGAAATAACAAGTGTAGACTGGATGGCGGTTCACACTTCGTAAGTAATAGCCATAAAGAAAACCAATACTATGACACCACTAAAAGGAACTGATCCAAAGCTGACGAGCGGAGGCTCACCAACTCGCGGTATGATTCGCGAGACGATGGGTAACAAACCGAATCTTGGTTCTAAGACACCAAGCCCATATAGCTCTAAGCCTCTTCCAACATCTGGGAAACCAGTAAAGTAATTTATCGTTACCGATAACTTATGGTATCTTTAAACGATAATAATTATTCTAATCTTGTATCTCTAAAATTAAAAAAAGGAGATACAAGAGAAGATGGTTATCGTTTTTGGAAAAATAGAAAATGGAAAAGAAAAGACGGGACAATAACAATAACCGGACTTTGGTTTTCTCCAGAAGTATATTTAAAAGAAGAGAAAGCAAATAGAGATAGATCAAGAGAAAACTCAAGCAAACGAAGAAAGTTGCCCGGATATAAGGAAAAACATTCAGCTTATTGCCTTAATAGATATAAAAATATAGAGGTAAGAAAAAAACGACTTGAATATCTTAAAGTTTGGAGAAAAAATAAATTTGCAACTGATCCAATTTTTGTTTTGAAAGATTCCGTAAGAAGGAGAATTAACGAAGCATTACAAAATATTGGTAAAGTAAAAAATAAAAAAACAGAAGAAATCATTGGATGTTCTTTTGGTTTTTTAAAGGCATATATTGAATCTAGATTTAATGATGGAATGTCGTGGGATAATAGAAATCTTTGGCATATAGATCATATTGTTCCGCTATCATCGGCTAAAACCGCAACCCAAATATTAAAATTAAATCATTTTTCAAACTTGCGTCCATTGTGGGCTAAAGATAATCTATCAAAAGGATGTAATCCACTTGAAGAACAATTAAACTTAATCTAAATATGGGCGATACATTACAAGAAATGGTTGAGTTAGTTAAGGGATTTTGCGGAGACTCTGGAGTTTGCTCGTATGATCGTGCGGTTAAATATGTAAACCAAGCACGTAGATTGTTGTGGAATAAGAGAGCATGGAGTAGCCAAGAAGAGTACGTCCAGATTTGCTGCATAGATGGATGCTTCACGCTTCCAAATAGGTACGAGCAAATCAAACTCGCGTGGATGGGCAATGAATCAATGTCACTTGCTGACGAATGGTTCAATGCAACAAACGCATTTGCACTACAGCCAAACCAATCTTGTCACAGAGGTATCGTAGAAGCTGGCGGAACTCACGTTCTGTTTAATGACTACGAAATCAATACCTATCAGATTGGTATCATGGTTGAATCGGACGATGATGCTGGCGTTGAGTTAGCATTTGAAGCGCAAGATGAATATGGAACTTACCATCTAGCTAAAATAACTACGTTAAATCGTGGTGAGTTAGCCAAAACATCTCAGCAATTCCGTGCTGTTAGAACAGTATCTAAGCCTGTCACTAATGGCAGGATTCGGGTATATGCTTACGATACAATTCTAAATACCAAAACGCTAATATCTCTCTATCACCCAAGTGATATTAACCCATCGTTCCGTAGATTCAGAACTCCAAAGAGATGCGATAATGTAACATTGTACGCATCTAAAAGATATGCCGATCTAACTGATCCTAAAGAGCTAGTTGAGTTCATCCCAGATGCGATGATCTACGCTATCCTTGCTCTGAACTCCAGAGACAACAGGAAAGCGCAAGAGTTTTTGATGAACCTAGACCTTGCTATCAAAGAACAAGAAAAAGAAATGGAGAATGCAGAGATACCAACCGCCGCTCCGATTCGCTTTGCTAACTATAGCAGAGCAGAGAACCTAATCGGTTCTGATTTACTTTCTCCATCAGCTAACGACTACTTCTTGTATAGATGACGGCATACGAACTAGCTAACAAGTGGCAATTACAATATGGAGAAGAACCTTTACAAGAAAGAATCGACTGGCACAAAGATTTCGGGCTTGTATTTATAACAAAGAAACTATTTATTCTAGCAACAGAAGTTTATTATAATACTAAAGAAGAAGATTTGGATATGTTTACACTACACCCTAACGCATGGTTTATCGAACTTGCTGCAAGTTCAGATAAGATGACTCCAATTAGAGAGATCATGCGCGTACTTCCAACTAAACGCGAATGGGTTCTTTGGTGCAGAGATGGAGTTAATAAATTACATTCCTATAACTGGGATAAACTAGCAAGAAAGGTAGGGTTATAATTATGGGAGGAATGTTTAGTAAACCTAAGAAGCAAGACACAGCACAATTTGTAGAACGTCCCGGAGCTGCGTTGCTTCAAGATATGCCTCAATATACAGAGGCAGCACAAAAAGCTACTGCCGCTAGATTGGCTGAGATTGAAAGAGTCATGCCGGGGGCTACTGCACAACGCCAGCAAGCAGGAGATATTACAGCAGCATGGATGAGAGGAGAACTACCTCAAGATGTACAAGAACAAACCATGCGAAACATTGCTGAGTTTGGTGGCGCAGGATTCAACCCAGCAACAGCGGGTAGGGCTGGTGGATTTCAGATGGCGCAAGGCATGGTTCCAAGACAATTCGGATTACAATCTCAACAACTCCAAGAGAAAGGTATGAGTACCGCCGCAGGATGGCAGCAACTAGCTGACTCATTTGCTTACGACCCATTTGAAGCTGCTCAATTTGCTGGGCCATCACAAAGATATGGGGAATCTAAGTCAGCGGCAGCAGCTCAAGATGAAGCTACATACCAAAAGGCAGTAGCTACCCAACAGAAGAATATCATGGGTGCTGTAACTGGAGTAGCGGCAATCGCAGCAGCACCATTTCTTGCGCCAGCATTATTTGGTGGACTAGCATCTGGCGCGGCTGCATTGGGTCTTGGAACAGCAGGAACAGCAGCTACAGCAGGAGCCGCAGGAACGATGGGAACAGGGATTGCTGGATCATTATTTAACATTGGTGCTAGTAGAGTTGGAACTGGATTAGCTGCTGGGGCAGCAATACCAGCCATATCATCAATTTACGGAAGGCGTTAACATTAATTCACGGACTATAATATCATGGAAGTATCAGATCAATTAGCTAATTTAGGTGCAATGATTGCTGGTGGGATTGAGAAGAATGTCCAACAAACCCAATTCAATAATGCACTACCCGGAATGCAAGAAGCCTTCAAATCTGCCATGACAGACTTCGACTCTGGTAGAAGCGGAGCAGGGTTCAGCAAAATCATGTCAGTAGCTATGCAGAATCCTAACAATCCCTACATCCAGAACATTACCCAGATGGCATTCAAGGCTGGTCAGTTTGCTTCTGATGATTACTTTAAGGGTCAGCAGATTGGCGCAATGAAGGCTAGATATGGTGGTGGTGGTGGTTCTGAAGTCACCGCAGAGGATATTGTAACTGGACTAAATGCAGGAGATGGAATAACTCCAGATGTAACTGAAGACGAAATTGTTGACCCAGATGTAGCTGCATCAATGTCGGCTGGAGCAAAAGGACTTCCAATTCGTCAATCAATCATGGCAAGACAGCAAAGGATGCAGCAGCCAACATTAGTTCCACAACAACAGTCAATGCAAGCTCAAGAAGAGAACCTAGCTGTACAAGGTGATCTATCGACCCCAGTTGAAGTGCAACTGCCAGTACAAGAATCAGCACCAACATCTCTCGCATTTAAACAAGAGCAACCACAAGAGCAACCAAGCCCACTTGAGATAACTTTCCAAAAGAAATTTGATGATTGGTCATCTATGCCACTAGAGAAGCAAAAGGCACAAGATGAAGCTACATCTATATCGTTTGGTTCTGAATCAGATTTAGCTAATAATGTTAGCAAACTTCCAAGAGGACAAAAATTTGTTGCTGCTGACCCATCTTTACAATCCGTTATCCCCGGAGTAACTGGATTTATTCTTCCAGAAAAGTTTTCTCAATGGGCTAAAAAGGGAGTGACTATAGGCAAATCAATCAGTCAAACAATTGGTAAAGAAGACAAGTTGGCAGATGAATCTAAGAAATCGGCTGAATGGTTCGATGCCTTTAGAGATGCAGCAGTGAGTGTAGACTCTAACCCAAGGTTGCGTAATCTACTAAAAGAAGCTGGTGGTGTAGCTGATGTAGAATACCAACCAATAGATAGAGCAGCAACAGATCAAGAGATTGATGAAGGGCTAGCTGACTCAAGGGGTAGGGTTAAAGCATATCAAGCATCCATTCGTGGATCAAAAGTTCCTCCAATTGAAATCACAAAAGATGAGATTCAAGACCTTCAGACATTAAAAACAAAAGCTGCTGCTATGCAAACGATGGGTGCGAAAGCAGTTATTGATCGGTCATCTATAAAGAAACCAGAAGCAGTTACACCAGCACCAAAAAGTGCTGGACAAAGGAAAGAACTTAAATCTATATTCCTTAAATGATCTTCACGGCAGACAAGCTAAAAGAAGCTAGGGATGCTGGATATTCTGATGATGAAATATTTAGTTTTGCAAGTCAATCAGACACAAAATTTAATGATGCTAAATCAGAAGGCTATTCACTTGATGAAATAGCATCTTACTTTTCCACACAAGAACCAGAGCCATCTGGTGTAATGACCCAAGCAGCAGACATACCTATTAAATTTGCTCAGGGCGGAATCAGTTCTGCAAAAAGTTTCACTGATCTATTCGGCGCAGACAATGTGATGTCTAAAGAATTAGCTGGATACGAGAAGTGGGTTGGTAGCCTAGTATCTGCTGAGTCGAAAAAGGACGATGAAGAGATTGCTAGGATTCTCAAGGATGCACAAGATAAGGGAGTCTACGATAAAGTAATCGCTGGTCTTGAGGCATTCGCTAAAGCTCCTCTTGAAATGACAGCAATGAGTGCGGGATATATGGTTCCGCAACTTGCCGCTGGTGTAGTAGGAAAGGCCGCGCAGTTTACTAAAGCTGGGATTATCGGGACACAAGCTGCCCTTGGTTTTGCTCAAGGGGTAGGTCAAGCTAAAGGAGACATCTACCAATCCACGCTAGAACATCTGCGTGAGCAAGGTGTATCTGAAGATAAAGCTAACTCGATAGCAGTTGAAGCGCAATCAACATTAGGCAAGAACCTAGATCAGATTTTATTGAGCGGTGGATTGAATGCTTTGGCATCTACAACTGGTGCTGAAGCTATCGCAACTCGTATCCTTACTAAACAGGGCAAAGAAGCTACTGGTGGTGCTATCAAAGGACTTTTAAAGGGAGTTGCCGCAGAATCTCCACTTGAGGCTGTTCAAAGCGCACAACAAGAAGTTGCTAAGAATGTAGCCCTACAAAGAGAAGGAGTCGATGTGCCTACATTCAAGGGTGCTATTGAGAGTGCAACGACAGGCGCGGTAGCTGGTGCATTTATCGGTGGCCCATTGGGTGCATTTGAGGCAATGAGTCCAGAGCAGAAGGCTGAAGTAGAGATTACCAAAGAAGCCAATCGTAAGGCGCGTGACCTAGAAGCCCCAGATATAGCATCACAAGCGATAGCAGCAGGGATTACGAACCTTGAGCGTGGGATAGACAACAAGAGAAAAGACCTAGACTTACTTGAATCTACCTCACCAGAAGCAACGAAACTACGCTTAGACATTGCCGCTGACCAAAAACTTTTAGCTCAAGCCAAAGAACAAGCTAACAAACTAGGATTATCGGAAACGATAACCGAAGCAGAGAAAAAAATTGTTGCACCCGAAGTTGTTCCTCCAATTACCGAAGTCCCAACAACTGAAGTTGTACCAGAAGTAGTTGCTCCAGTCACAGCAGTAACGCCACCCACTGAGGTGGCAGCAACAGAGATTACACCAGAAGTTGTAACGCCATCAGAAGTTGTAACACCCACAGAAGTAACTGCTACAGAGATCACCACACCTATTGAGGAAACCTTACCAGTTACACCACCAGCAGAAGAAGTAACAACAGAAAACTTCACCCCTCAAAAAGAAACAATCAAAGTTCTTAATGAACTAACAACAATTGATCGCGCAGCATTATCAGGAAGGCTTTTATCAGAAGGTCTAATAACACGGGCAGAAGCACTCTATAACCTACAACAAGCATCAAATGAAGGAATTACAAGTCAACAAATCTCAGCCTCCAGAGTGGATGCTGAACAAAAATGGGATGACAAAACAAGAGATGGAATCCTTGCTGGACGATCTACTGCTGCACCAACCGCAAGCGCAGACATTGCAATCAAAGCAGAAAACGCAAGAAAGAATAAACCAATACTTACAAAGTTAGATGTTTTAAATCCTCGAAAAGTTATAGGAATGACAGCAAGGCAAGCGTTGAAACACGCTTCAGAACTAAATGTCATCCTTAAAGAAGACATAAAAGACAATGATGCTATATGGAGAACTGGCACAGTTGTAAAACCAAACTACGCATTGATGCAGGATGCGGCAGCTATTATTGCAGAACAAAACATTCCTATATTAGATAGAGAACAAATAGTTAGCTTATCTTCTCGCGGACGAAAGGGAAGGGCAGTCAGATTTAATCGCGGCGACATAGGACTACCATCAACATTAGGAACAAGTGTTGGCACATTAGTACATGAAGTAGCTCATACATTAACTGTTGATAAAACCCATCAAGTTGCTCCAAGAAATACAAGTGGTGGTAAGGATTACATCAATCTATTAAAAAAACAAATTGCTGATGATAAAATTGAGGAACCAATAAGAAGATTGATGGGCTTGTACATCTCAACGCTTGAGCAGCTTGGGATAATGGATCAGTATGGAAAAGTGGGTGGATTAGCTGGAACACCTCATGCTGACACATCAGTTACTGCCGCAATAAAACTGCGAAATGAAGGTAAACTTAGAAAAGATTTAGATTCACGTCAATTATATGGGTTAGCAAATATAGAAGAGTTTATAGCTCAAACCTTTTCAGAACCTACATTTAGAGATTTACTTAAAACACTTAAAAATCCAAATACAAAGAAAAGTATCTATAGAGAATTTGTTCAAGCTATCAAGGATTTATTTGGGTTTACATCTGACTCAATGGCGGCAGCAGTAATTGATGCTACCTTTGATATAGCAAAGCGAACCACATTGGAAGAAGGGTTGATTGCTAACAAGGATTCAATAATTGAAAATGTTATTGCTGCTGGAATCAAGCCAGAAGATGCTGAGTTTGTAGCAGATGAAATAATAACTGAAACAATTGATAGAAGTGGGTCTACAATTCTTACACAAGAAGATATTGAGTTAGCAAATGGAGAAGTACTACAAACAGTTGTTTCAAGATATTTACCAAAAGAAAAAGCAGTAACTCCTGCCGCTACCCCCGCAGTATCGGAAACGATAACTGAACCCGTCGAACCAAAGATAGAGGTGACTACAGAAGGTGAGCAAGCCCCTATCGAACCAGAAGCAGAGACAATCACCGAAGCAATGGCTCAAGGTCTGGATATTGGCAAAGAAGATAATATGCCAATCAACAATAAGATTGAGAGTCATATTAAGAACTTCGCTGTTGTCCGTGGGTTCTTTGAGTCTGCTAGTGATAGGTTGCGTAGAGCAGGGTTTAAAAAACTAGCTACAGCTATTGATGATTACTACGATCAAGCTCAACGCCGACTTGGATTCGCTAACAAGATTCTTCTCCCAGCTTTTGATGAGTACGCAAAACAATCTAAAGCAAACAAGAAAAAGATTGATGAAGAAATTAAAATGTTCTATGCCGCGCAGGAAAACAAGCGTGATACGGCTGAGTTCTTTGATGAACTGAACCCAGTTACACAGAAGATTGTAACTGCTTGGCAGAAGTTTGGTGAAGAATCTGGTAAAGATAACCAAAGAATCGGCATCAAAGTTTTTGATCGTGGGCTACAAAGGTATAGACCAATCGGGCGTATACAGAAATTCTTTCCTCGTATTCTCAAGCCAGAGTACAAACGAGCATTGATGGAGCCAGACAAGTATCAGAAGGAATACAACGAGATTGTAGATGCTTTGATTAAGTCTGGAAGAATCGAGAAGCCAGAAGAAGCGGAGCGTTACATCTCTAACTACGAGGGAACTGGCACTCAACAAGACTACTTCTCAGGCATTGAATCCGCCCGTGGTCAAGCACTCCCAGAGGAATTGTATGACTATTCCATGCAAGTGATGACTGATTACGTTGCACGATGGTCGCAACACGCTAGTCGAATCGAACAATTTGGTCAGAAACTTGGTGAGAACTCGATGACACTTTGGGATAGATCAAGAGCATCAACTAGAGATCGCAGGACAATCGACTATATTACCGCTGCTCAAGAGCGAGTAGAAGGATACTTTCCAAATGATCCATTCCAAAAAGGTATGGCAGCATTAAACATCTGGGCAACTGGATTGCAGTTAGGAAATCCAGCATCAGCAGCATTGAACTTTCTTGGTGGCACTACATTGAATGCCATGATCGGACAGCCGGGAGCGGCTTCTAGCTACGTTGAATCCCTTATTGAGCTACGCAAGCTAGGCAGCAATCTTCAAGATGCTAGAGAAAAAGGAATCATCTCGCGTGATCTGATGAACATCGTCGGAGATCACCAAGAAGTTCTCGATCAAAGCGGGATCGCTAGGGTTGGCCAGAAGACCGCTGACTTCTTATTGAAGTGGTCAGGTTTCACACCAGTAGAGCAGATGATCCGAACACAGAGTTTGATTATCGGAAAATCATTCTTGAGAAAGATGCTCTCTAGCTTCGCTAAGAATCCAGATAGTTCATACTCTAGACAAGCATCGACATTTTTAAGCAGAAACAACTTTGACATTGATAAGCTACTGGTTGAACAAGGAAGCGGCCCAGAGACAGATAGGTTGATGCGGTACTATGCTAACATTTCTCAAGGAAGTTATACGATTACACAGAATCCTATCTTCATTGATACGCCGATTGGTAAATTCCTTTTCAAGTATCAGAAGTTCTCTACACAAGTCATGCGTCAAGCATGGAAGAATACATTTGAGCCAGCATGGAAAGCCGTCACGTTTAAAGGTGAGACGATGCAACTACCAGATGAAACAAGGCAGTTACTATACAGGCTCAGACTGGCAGAAGCCAAGGAGATCGGAGACAACCGAAAGATTTCATTGGATGAGATACCACAAAAGGTATCAAAAGCAGAAGCAAAGGCATTAACTCTCATCCCTGTGATGATGTGGCTTGCCTCTGCGTATGTAGGTGGTGAAGCTATCCTACGTTTGAGGGATGTTTTGTTTGGCGTAATGATGAAGGGGCCAGACTACGAAGACATCTTAAAAGCACTTGAAGATGATGAAGACGATGATGAACTTTATCTCGGACTTCAACGCGCATGGTACAATCTCATTGGCATCGGTGCGCTAGGATTGATTGGCAACTACGGTCAGTTCTTCATGGACTGGCAGGATCGTGAGCGTGTCAAGAACCCACTAGACCCACCAGCACTTAGTCTGTTGAAGGAGACTGGAACGCTCATTACAAACGTAGCAGACCAAGGAACACTCACAAAAGGAGACATCAACAATTATCTTAATCGGATGTCATCTATGTATAGAGTAAGTCAGAAACTATACCAAACATCAGCTAGTGGATTGGGCTTCTCAGACGCACCAACAGTAGCGGAAGAGATGTACAGGAGAGAGGTTGCTGACATCAATAAGTATGCTCGTCGCTGGGCTGAGTCTGCTGGACTTGAGTACAGAACTAAACGTCCAATGGACATTGCACCAAGCAAGATGAGTCCGATCAACAGAGAAATTTCGAGTTACCTACAAAGGAATGATCCAGTAACAGCGGCGGCTTATGCCAAAGAATATCTCAAGACATTACCGAAAGAAGATCGTAAGAATGCAATTCAGAGTATGGAGTCTGGAGCTAGGAACCGTCAGCCTCTGCGGTTGGGTAGTGGCCCAATGGATGAAGCGGAGAAGAGGGCATTCTTGAAGTGGGCTAAAACAAAAATGAGTCCAGAGAAGTACGCTGGGATTGAGAAGCTCGCCAAGCAGTATGAATCCAATCGCAAAAAGTTTTTGATGCGATTGCCGAATAGATAGCTTGACATCTCTACATCGTGTAGTAGTGTGCTTGTGCAGCTTGTTGCTGTTTTCATTCGTGTTCATTCATTAGGTGGCGCACCTTAGAGAAATCTGGGGTGCGCTTCTTTTTTATCGTTACCGATAATTTCTGAAAATAATCTATTGACACTAGAATTATCCTATGTAGATTTGCCCTTGTGCGCGGCACAACACCCGTCCACAAAAAACTAATGAAAGACAAACCAACAACAACAGAAGTAGAAGTGAAAACAGAAGTCAAAACAGAAGTGAAAACAGAATCAACTCCAGTAGTAGATTTCGCACTCAAGCGTGAGATTTATCTCCGTTTGATTTCAGCATCAGCGGCGGACGGCAAGTTCGACCTCGGCAAGCTCCCGAATGCAAAGGCAGTAGTTAATCAGGGAGATCACCTTCGCGGCGTAGCCGAACTGCTGACCCAGTGCCTCAAATGAGCGAACGAGACTGGGACGAAACGGACGTATCAGGAGAAGTAGAAGAAGCAAGGCACGAAGCCTTCATTCACGCTTGCGCTATGCGTGACATGGATCAAGGCATCGACCCCAACTTATTTTCTGATGACGATAACGAATAATCACGGGCTTCCCGCCCCAATGTATAGAGCATTGTCGCACGATGGGTATATGGCTGGCACAAGACAGGCCAATATCTCGGTGACAAGTTTAATCGGGCCACCGAAAATCAACCAACTCAAGAAGCGTTACTCTGAGCAGATCGTAGAAGACGCAGCAGACAGAGTGTGGGCGTTACTCGGTCAGTCCGTACATAAAGTAGTCGAACTGGCTGGCGGTGAGACTGAGATGACAGAGAAGCGTCTCTACATGGAGATCAATGACTGGACAATAACTGGTCAGACTGATCTCTACGAGACAGAGAACCATACTATCTCAGACTTCAAGGTGACATCGGTCTTCTCGTTCTTACTTGGAACCAAGCAAGAGTGGGAAGCGCAGATCAATCTGAACGCCATGCTCTGGAGAGAATATGGATACGAAGTCAAGAAAGGTCAGATCGTAGCTATCCTTCGGGACTGGCAAGCGAGCAAGGCTGAGTTTGACAAAGAGTATCCTCAATGTGCAGTCCACATCGTTGATATTCCACTCTGGGATAATGAAGAAGTTATCCGCTACGCTACGGAGCGTGTTAAAATGCACCAAGCAGCAGCGGCAATGGCAGATGACCACATCCCGGCTTGTGATCCAAGTGAACGTTGGGCTAAACCAGACACCTACGCCATCAAGAAAGATGGTAATAAACGCGCAGCCAAAGTATGCGACACCAAGGAAGAGGCAGAGAACCTGCTATCTACCTATGGGCCGAAGCATTCGATAGAGAAACGAAACGGTGGAGATATGCGGTGTGAGCGTTACTGCTCAGTCGCTCCTTTCTGCCACTACTACCAAGCAAACTATAAAACTAATGAGTAAAAACCTTCCACCTATTCAAAGGTTATCAATGCTTCCAGAACAGAATAGACAAGAAGCATTAGACTGGATGTCAAGCCAACCGCCAGCAAGCATAGATGAAACTGTTGATCCCATGAGTCGCTGGCAAATTCAAATTAACTTATGTGGGTTCGCAGACTTCTACTATATCTACGACAAAGCAACCAAAGAAATAAAATCCTTAGAATCAAACGAAGAAAACTGGTAAATAAATTATGAGTAATCAACTAGACGGAATCGAACAGAAAGACATCATCAAACGAGTGACTGGTAAGGTCACTAAATTGTGGGAACCAAAGACATTCAACGGCCCCAAGGGTGAGTTTGTCATCCAAGGTGGAGAGATTGAGATTGATGGACAGACCTATGGGTTGAAGTTCTTCAATAACAACCAAGAACAAAGCATCAAGAACAACGTAGTCACGTTATCCTCCGTTCGCGGTAAGCATGGCTTGACTGGCGTTACCTTAGAGCATGAGTCATACGAAGGTAAGAATGGCAAGGTAGATCGTGACATCATCAAGGTTACGGCTACTGGTAAGATTGAGTTTGAGAGTGAAGAACCAGCCAGAGTCACTTCAACACCCAAAGTTATCGTTACCGATAATCCTGTGGAGGCATTGGATAAGATCGTTGAGCTACATAAGTATGTAGATTCACTCGTCCGCCATGCTTACAAGGGAGTTGAAGATGAAGAAACCCTGCGAGCTTACGTTTCCTCGGTCTTCATCGAAGCCAACCGCAAGGGAATCGCATTCAAGTCTGAGAAGCCTGAGCCAGCTAAGGTAGAGGAACCTAAAGAGGTAGCTCCTGCTGACTGGGCATCTGCCATCGTTCCTAGTGGAACACAGAAGGGCAAGAAGCTCGCGGAGATCGGCAAGCCAGCACTCACCAAACTCTATGAGTTCTACTTGGAGAAGGGGTTCAGTACTCCATTCGCTAAGTGTGTTGAGCAAGCCGCCGCTGACCTCGACCTAGACGCTCCATTCCCAGCAGACGACATCCCCTACTAATCCCCCTCGGTTCCTCCCAGAACTAACCTTAACTAACACTAATGAAAAAAGAACTAGAACTATTCAGTCCAACACAAGAAGGAATCCTTGTATCAGTAACAACCTACCTTCGTCAGATGGTGGAGTTCGCCAAAACAGAATGGCGCGGGATTACTATTAACGAAACCCATATCAAGAAGGCATGGGCCAAGCTCCAGAAGAACGAGTACCTTGAAGATGACGCTCCAGATGAGATGCTGGAGATGTACGAAAAGATGTCCGCTGATTGGGACATGGCAATCGAAATGGAAGAAGAGAGGATTAACCTAGCTAACCTTCCAGTAGTAGAAGAAGAACCAGAGAACGAATCCTTGGCCCTAGTGGAGAGTGTCAAACAAGGATTAGAGTTATCTTCCTTCACTAAGAAGTTCGACATCGGCGTGGGGATGACCCAATGCGTTCCCCGTGGTAAGGTAGAGATGAAAGACTGGGTGGCAGCGTTTGCCTTCGGTCTTACTTTAGAATCAGGCGCACAATGGATCATCGGTGATGCGGTGGTGGCATTGGATAACGCCGGACATGATGATGTAGTGAACCAACTTTGCGCTAACTTTAAGAAGAGTTACAGCACAGTTTCGGGATACGCGAGGGCTTGTAGGGCTTTCCCTGCTGCTAAACGTGACGCTGCATTGCCATTTACGGTCTATCGTGAGATCGGAAACGCCAACTTCGGTGATGAAAAGACCAATGCCAAGAAGCAACAAGCCATGCTAGAGGTAGCTAAAGCTGAAGGTTTGTCCTCTACTGAGGTCAGGAACAGGGTCAGGAACGAGCAAGGCAAGGATGATAAGTCTGTCCTACCCCATCGTTATCTTGTCTTAAACGTAGGCAACTACGGAAACTCTGAAGTCAAACGCTCAGTCCCAGATAAACTAGAAGCCCATCACTTCCTCATCGACCGACAAGATATGTCATGGTTCGACGCAGCACAAGGTCAATGGGTCAAATTCTCAAAGGAACAATAATTTATGTCAGAAAAAAACCAACAAAACGAAACATCCAAAACAATTCTTGAGGCTTTTAGCTTCATTAAATGTGACGATGAGAAACTAAACGAACGAGTACACGCCTTTGCCAGCCTCTTGCATACCGCAAGCATGATGGTGATCAAGTCTGAATCCCGCAAGGGTGAAGGGTTTGAGTGTATCAAATACTTGGAGCTTGCTTTTCTTTACTATAAAGAGAGCCAGTTCCGTAAGCGTTTCGATACTGAAGAGAAAGAAGAAGAAACTCCTCGTATCATAACGTAAAAAAAGATTTGACATTGTTCTCTGCTCAGTTAGATTGCTTGTATCCAATACAAGTTCTAGCGGGCTTTGGAGATCAATTTTGAGTCAAAAAAATGGGTCTGTTGTAGTCCGCTAGCTACATCAGGCCCTATTTTTTGCCATCATTGGATCGTGTAGCCAGCGGGAATGCGTGAAGGACGCACCGGGACATAGGTCTGGGAAGTACTGGTGAAGGAGTGGAGTTGGAATGGCTGTTAGACGTGTTATCCTGCCAACTTAATGTGCCAGCAATGGCGACTTGCAATTAGTCAACGATATTAGACTAGTCTAGGTAAAGGAAAACCGCTGGACGTGGATTGCTAAGCGAAGGTGACAATACCTATACGGAAAACGTCTTGATTCGTGGCAAAGTTTTCCCAAACTTTTGGGAGACTTTGTCGCTCGGTTCAGCCCTGCCAAAAAACGAGGTTGATTCAATCAGCGTTGAAAACAAAAAAACCAGAAAGGAATTTCTTCCAATCTGGTTCTAAGTTTTGTGAAACTAGTTTTAAATTAGTTCATTTTTCAACTGACAAAGAAATTGTTGGATCAATGCACCCATCCGCTAATAAATCCATGCGTTTCAATTTTTCATCTAATGAATTACAAGTTTTCTCTTCAATGTGGATTCCTGCCGCATAAACAATATATTGAATACTTTTGGTCTTTCCTCCAGCCCTATGAACGCGGCCTAACACTTGCTTCAAATCGTATGCTGAAGGTTGTGGAAATATCAACGCAACTCTTGGGTAATTCCCATTTATATCATGTAAATTTAACCCTTCGCGGCTTGCAGAAGTAATTCCAATAATCACACGAGATTGATCGCGCTGAAAGCTATCTATATTCCCACGTCTTTCAAGTTCCGATTGACCACCACAAATAACACACTTAGTATTTAGTTCTTTTATAAGAAATTCCATTGTTTCTCTAAAAGACACAGCAATAAAAATACTATGTCCCTCTTCAAGATAATCTTTTGTAAGTGAAACAACGCTTCCACATTTCAGTAACTCAATTTTTTGTCTAGCCCTTGTCTGTTCCGCCAAAGCGTTAATTGCGAAGTTTTCCTGCATACGAAGTTCTTCTATGCGGTTGCAGAGGTCTTCGTATTCATTAGCAATCTTCTTTGCGTTGTCCATATCGAACGCTTTGGCTTTGATCAACGTCTCTGGAAACGCATCACCCAAGTCAGAGTGTCTTAACCGATTACCTTTTTCGGGGTAGATTCGGCTATGTAGGCGTTTTAGGATACCATTACCACCTTGGAACTGCATACCGAAGCGGGTCTTCTTGCATCCGTTCTGGTTTAAGAAGCGGTAGTAGTCTTTACCGCCTTGGTGTAAGCCTAAGAACTGACCGATTGCCCACAATTTCATGGGATCATCAGCGATGGTAGCAGAGAGGGCGATAGCTTGGACATTCTGGTTGACTGAATCCCGAACGAGGTAAGCGTTTTGGGTAGCTTCACCTTTGCCGCGATGAACCTCGTCAAAGATCAGAATAACATCAGCAGGAAGCATAAACCGAAACTCATGCTTCTTATCATCTGTCCACCTACCTAGCTGAGACTTACCAGTTTTCGCCCACTCCCACCCACAAACCTCAAAGATTTCTACACCCATGAGCTTTGCGGCCCTGTGCCAGTCGGTAGTAATTGGTTTAGGACAGATCACCGCGACCCGTTTACCTAACTCCCTAGCAATACCAAGGGCGCAGAAGGTCTTCCCTACACCCGTAGAGTGACCTAGCAGGACTCGGTTATATTTAGCCATTGAAGCAACGCCCATCTGAACGGAAGTCTGCTGGTATTCAAAGAGATTTTCGGGATGCAGCAGAGGGATTAGATTAATTTCCTCTACTTTCTCCTCAACATTATCGTTACCGATAACGGATTTGAACTTGAGCTGATCATCTGACCACCAAGACAACGCCCATTCCTCTCTGAACTTACCCATTGAGATGCCAGCCGCAGCCAACTGCTCTTTGAATAGCTCTCTGTCTTCTTTGTAGACCTTCCAGAAAGCATCCTCAATGGGAGCTTTGCGGAGGAGTCTGACCCCTCTCTTCGTATTTAGCTGAATGGGATGAGACCATTCAACCGTTGCCAGTAGATCGTGGATGTTCATTGTTTCGCTTTAAGCAAAGCTGACCTGCATTGGAGGGCTAGGAGAGAATCGGAATCTCCGAATGTATCGACTACTGCTTGCAGGGCATCGACGATTTCTCTCCGAACTGGATCAGCGAGATAAGTATTCTTAACTCTGAACGGCTTTTGTTTGTGGAGTGTGTGTGTTCTCATTTCTCGAATTTAATAGAGGTGATTTTCTTATCAGGGTAGACGGTTGACCGAAACTTTGGCATCTCGGTTGTCTTTTCTGCTTTCTGCCAGAGGCGGATATAGGCTTCTGGCGGTAGGCAAGTGGCTTGGTTTTTTTCGGTGTAGCTCATAGTAGGACAGATTTAAGGGCTGCAACTTCGTTTTCATCAATGTGCGTAGTCGTTATCTTATTATCATAGGATTGGATAATGCACATATCTCCGCATTCCTGATCTAACAGGATGCAAGTCTCATAACCATCTAGGCAATTTGTAATCCTGATGGTGTGGCGTGTTTCGGTTCCGCGTATTTGGTCGATTATTGCTTTGTCTATTGTTCTCATTGTATTTTTCATTGTTGTGTTGTGTTGTGTTGTGGAGGGAAATCTGTTGACAATCTGGCAGAATTTTGGCAATAGTAAAGTATGAACAAAACGCCAGAGTTGGATGCAAAAACGCTAGGCCGTGGACAGCGTAAAAAGTGGGACATGGATAAGATAGAGAGCCTATTCATGGGAGGAGCGGAGATGAGTGACATTTTGAAACTGCCTGAGTTTAGCCTCATGTCCAAGTTCTACCTCAAAAACTGCATGGTCAAAGGAAAGTGGATAGACAAGCGGAAACGGTTGAGAGAAGAAGTGGCAAATGTAGTGGCTCCGAAGTTGGAGGACGCAATGGCAAGCGAAACTATTGCCCATTATGCGTTTATGCTGAGAGAGATTGCGGCGGAGAGGGTGCAGATTGAGACAAGACACAAGAGCGGAAACATTAAAGATCAGGCGCAACGGTTGGACGTGCTTGCGGAATATGAGAAAATTGCAACCCGTGCGCTGGGATTGGATGAAAATAATATGCACGATAAGAAAGGGTTATCTGTAAACGCGATGATTTCGCTGCACGTTAGCGGCCCGACGAAAGCGGATAAAGTCGAAATAGTATCCACGCAATATGTCGACGCGGCGGAGGGCTTGGAAAATAACGAGAAATCGGATACAGAGTGACATGAGTGGAGAGGAGCGGGAAAGGATCGGACTTCACCCGTTTTGGATTAGAGTTTGCGTTTATACTCACCAACCCGATATTCGATGCGGTCAGCATCAGAAATCAAACCGATTTCGCGTAGGTGATTGGTCATCTGTTCGGGCGTGTTGCCATATTGCGGAGGGAAGTTTGCAGTCAATCCCATATCGAAAATCAGTTTCCCATCATCATTTTCAATCCATGAATTGACTGATCCGTTTTGGAATATTGAAACTTGATAAAGTGTCACGCTTCCCCCTTTGCTTTGCGGAGTGTGGAGTGTGCCGCATCAAAAGCCGCTTGATGATCTGGATCAAGATCATCCTCAATTTGACGCAAGGCCCAATCTAACGCATCCAGCAAATCAGGCGCGGCGGCAATCAGGCGAGCGTTTGCGACACGTTCGCTTTCATTATTGCTAGGCATTTGTTCAATGCTGGCAATCTTTAAGCTGTTTTTCATTACATTACCAAGCGGTGAAACTTGCCAAGGGCTGGGCGTGTGGAGTGTGGTTTTTTCAACAATAGCTTGCGCTTCGCCTCGTTCGATTGCTCCAGTAACGTGATATTGCAGGCGGTTTTTTAGTGTATTATTCATTTTATTTTTGGTTTGGTTTGCTGAGGAGGGAAAGATTATCGGAACCGATAAAACCGCCACAAAGCGCGGCCGAGGAATCGGAAGGTGAATGATAAGGTGAAGGGCTGAAATGGGCTAGATTCGCCAATTAAGAGTAAAAGCGGGGAGGGATAGAACCGCCCCGCAATGTGGAGGGATTAGATTTTGCTCGCGTAATTATCCACAAGCCACAAATAAGCCTCCGATTCTCTCAACTCCTCAGAAAGTGAGGAGGAGAAATTAGCGGGACGCAATCGGCACATGAGCCGATAACCCCGCGACCATTGTCCGCCGTGGTAATCCATGCAAAATTGCGCGAGTTCCCAGTAATATTCTTTAGATAGTTTTCTCATAGTCCGTGCCTTTCTACATAGGAAGCAAAGGCCAAGAATAGGGAGAAAACCCCATAAGCGAACACAAGACAGATTGAGAGCACAGCTATTTTATCGAAGGTATTCATAGGATTAAAACAAGGAAACGATTACGCCACCTTCGAACTCAATGAGTGTCCCGTGATCTTGTATATAACAACGGATCGCGTCTTCCTCTTCCTCTTCACCAGCCATACCCTCTGGTAGCGATAAGTCGCCGCGCCAATCTATAAAGAAATCCCGCGCCCAATCATGCAAGGAGTCATATTCTGAGAAGTCGCAACGAATAGAGCAAGTGTCCAATTCCATTTCTTCGCCATTATCGGCCTCATATTGCTCTAGGTATTCCGCAAGGGCAAGGGAGCCGTTATAAGACCAGTTGGCGCAAGTGTCCCGATTTAATTCGTCTGCAATCTGGTATGTATTAAGTGTGATTTTCATTTTCGTGTTATTCTATTGGTTTTTGGCTTTCTCATCAGTCTGCACTTGCCAAGGTGCAAAGACGGGCGAACCCGTTTCGATTTTCTCAGGCCTCAGCGTAAGCGGATTCAATACGTTCGCCGCTGTGGTCACAATAGAGGGAAGAATCCTCCCAATTAGCTTCGCAAGCAACAACCCACCAGCCATCGTTGACCTTATTCCTCATAGACCAGATCACAGCGCGGAAATTAGCGCGGACACTATCAAAGGATAGCGCGGCCCCGTCTGACGTGATAAAAAACAAAGGATAGCAACCGGGCCAAGAATAAGCCCCGGAACGAAGAATAGTTTTAAGTTGGATTGTGGTCATATTATTTGAGAGAGATTGCATAATTGAAATAGATTAATGCGCCACCCATCAAAAGAGCAGCAACGATTGAAACGATTTTATCTAGTGTCTGTTCGTTCATATTAGCGCGATACCTCCACAATATAAGAGCAGATGATAAGAGCAGGAACCGATGCACCCAAAGCGATGCAACCGACCAAGTGAAGGATTGTGTCAACGATTGAGAATAGTTTTTCCATGATGATTTTCTAATGTGATCAAATATCGCTATACAGCGATATAGTGTTTTAGTTATGTTTCCCTAGTGCTATCATCTGACAGCATTAGATTTTATTTTAATCAAAGATCAATTTGCGGATTCACTCGCCAACCCTGCATTTAAAAGGTTCTGACGACTGCCACGCCTCTAATTATAGACGGCCTCGCCACTATGTCAATAGATTATTTTCATCTATTTTCATTGTGTCGCCTAGTGTCACAAGCAAGAATCATGCCAAGCTGTCAATAGCTTTTTATTAGCAAGAGCCATGCCAAGATGAAACGTGATAAAGCGCAAAAATCCCCCATGCCAATACACAGCCCAACTCAAACAAAGCCCACCAGCGCCATCCTCGCGCAATGATTTTCGGCGTTGTCTCGCCATATACAGCGAAGTAGCCTTTTTCCCATCATGCTGTAAAATCACGCCAATCCCTCACAATATAGCAAATGCCATTTTCGCCAATATCGCGCCCTATTCAATCATGCCATTCGATGCGACAGCTCCTGCCCCATTCGATGCGACATTATCGGTAACGATACTTAACACGATCCGACACGATAAGCCAGCCAGCCAGCCACTATCGGCAAAGATTATTCCACGCCACAGATTCCGGCGGGACATAATCAAACTAAGCAGGCGGGACGCTAGCAAGGGGGCAGATCAAACTACACAGCCACAGCCTAGGGAGGTAAGGAATCTCTTTGTGGCTGGAGCGCGACCCCCTGCCCCCTCTCCCCACACAGCCCAAACTCGCGAGACTCCCAAATCCAGAAACTCCTCTTTATCTACACAAACCTTTAAAATACCCTGTCAATACTGGGATGTAACCATCCCTTTATTTGCTAGTAACCATCTAGGTCATGAATGTATTATTGCACCACCATTTTGACTTTTAGATTACCTCCACGGTTATTCCACGACTGAATTTGTCCATTGCGATCAAATTTGATACTGCTATAGCCAAAGTACCAATAATCACATGAACTGTAATTGCTAATTGATATTGGTGTTCCTTGGATTCTTGCGACATCGTTTTTGGTTGATCCTATCGTAAGAAAGTTTGCTGCTCTTGAAATGGCACGACTTGGTTGATTTGCTAGTTCAGCGACTCGGACTTCAGGGTAAGCGGCAAGGTGTTGCTGTGATGATGGTATAGTATCCCCAGAAGCAGGGGCTTCCTCCACGGTGGTTGTAGATGTGATCCCCTCATTTGGTTGGCTTGTAACCCCTACAGCCATTTGACGAGCCGTATAGGTTTGATTTGTGCTGCGTGGTGCGTAAGTACAGGAGACTAGGAATAAGGTGGCAATTGCGGTAGCAGTGCGAATCATAAGCAGTTTATTTATCGTTAACGATAGCGGTTCTCTAGGAGGAGGCAGACTACTAGGGTTAGCCAAGCTAGGAGTAGGGCTAGGGTTTGGTAGGACATTTCTTCTTATTCTTTTGGAAGAAGGAGGTGTTTACTCCACGGGATTCTAGGAACTTGTTACAGGCTTTGTTTATCTCGTCTGTCCTTCTTGGGGTTTTGTATCCTACTCTAGCGTCATCTGAGGATACGTTAGATTCTAGGTTGAGGTTATTGTGTTTCATTTTTTGAATGCTTTGTATATGAGGATGGAGTCTAGTAGTAGGAGTAGGTAGATCATAGTTTGATTAGGGTGACTCCCATTTTTTCTGCTGTGACTAGGGCGGTGGGGTCTGTTTGGTAGATGTCTTTGTAGATAACTCTTTTTATCTTATAGGCTACTAGGGTCTTTAAGCAGTCTGAGCATGGGAGTAATGTTGAGCAGAGTGTCTTTCCTTCGCCGGGTTGGGTGTATCTGAGGGCGTTCTGTTCTGCGTGGATGACGTACTTCCTTCTCTCATCTCTGTCTGACCAGTCTTCTTCTATACCTTGGGGGAATCCGTTGTACCCTACTGAGGCTATGGAATTGTCTTCTCTGAGTATGACCGCCCCGACTTGTCTCCACGGGTCTTTGCTTTTCTTAGCTACTACCTCAGCTATGGACATAGCGTATTCGTCCCAGTTCATACTATATTGTAGTAGGCTTTTCCGTAGCAGCCTGCTCTTGCTAGTTGGGTTGTACTACCTTCCTTGCCTAACCATTGGTCTAGGTTTTCTTTTGTGAGTTCTATGGGGTGACCTTCGTGGGGTGGGATGTCTACCCATTCAAAGATTCTGACTATCTTAGCTGCGCGTTTTGCGTTTTGGATTATTAGTTCTGGGTCATCGGTGTGCTGGAGGCAATTGTATATCCACGCTTCGTCGAATTTATCGTTACCGATAAAATCTTCCCCTCTGATGACTAAGCAATCTATTTTCTTAGCATCGTACCTAGCGTAAGTCCATTGTGGATATAATAGCGGATCGACAACCAACCCTTTTCCTAGGTTAGTTGTTTTCAGTAACATAGAGGTTGGCCCTCCCCCTATGTCTACTACCGACTTCCCTGACATAGAGAACGAATACCCTACTGTCATTAGTCCCATGTATTGGGCATAGACGTAGTGTTTCTGATCCTCGTCGTAGGTATTACAGCAATCTCCCCAGTATTCAGATTCAAAGCTCATGGATAGTATTTGTAGAGTGAGTTAAGTCCGTTTCCGTCTGCGTACCATCCCCGACCCGTGTAGATATCAAGGATGTCATTGAAGTACTTCTCGTACATTGGTGCTACCTTATCTAAGGTGAAGTTCTTACCGAAGGCTAGGCAGTCCGCTGGTCTGATCTTCTTGATGTTGTGCATGGCATCTATAAAGTCTCCCATAGTCCTGCATCGGTATCCTGTGATACCATGCGGGTTGTTTTCTGCGAAGCATCCCCAGTCTGTAGTTAGGGTGGGAGTACCAGAGAGTAAGTTCTCTACTTGTACACCACCGAAGGGTTCTACATACATCGAAGGGATGAAAGAAGCTGTGGCGTTGGACATTAACTTCTTCCTCATATTAACGTCTGCGTACCCTACATACTCAACGTGATCTGGGAGTTTATAACCTTCCTCTTTTTGCCCAGCTATCACTAGCTTTTTACCGAGGATTTCAGTCGCTTGAATAGCAACTTCCACTCCCTTACCAGAATATACCCGACCAAGGTAAAGATAGTAATCCTCTTTTTTCTCGTTATAATCGAAATCATCAATATCAAAATAGTTGGGTATGACTACTTCATACCAGTCTTGTCTACAGGAACCTACACCTTGCATACCAGCATAAGCATGGTAGATGGCATAGGATTCAAACACTTTAAATCGCGCCCAGTGACCTCCAGCATATCCAATGCCCGGCTCAACTACAATCATATCTTGGTGGGCATCGCAGATCGGTCTGACTCCACTTCCCCAGAATGGGAGGATAAAGTCATGTTTTTGTTTGCGCTTACCTACTTCTTTAATAGCGTTTTTGTAGAAGGTTTGATAAGCATGATCGTTAGTATCAAACTTAAAAAATGTCTTACGCCAGTCATGGCTACCATAGGATTTTTTAAAGTCATCATTGGTTAATACAGTAACGTGTTCAGTGCATGGTAAGTCAGAGTCCTCATGCCCATAGTGGATTACTTCATGCCCACGTTCGGTCATCATCTTTCCGAATTTAACTACTTTCTGTGTATAAGCACAGGCGTTAAATTGTTTAGATGAAACGGTATGTGGAAGCGCCAGTGCGTGGAATCTCATATGCTTGTCATTAATTCTTTAAGTTGTTTAATCTTCTCTTCTAACATTTGAATATGTTTAATGTAAGAAGAGTCTACTTCGTAGGTTGTCCAGCCCGTCCTACACCCTAACTTGGTGCAGTCGCGCCTTCTCATTATTCTATCTCCTTGTTCCCTAGAATCACAGACACTAGAGTTTGATCCACACTTAGGGCATCGCTTCATTATTATAAGTTTTGTGTAAACTCACTAAACTTGTTATAACTAGGATTTGTATCCACGCTTAGTTTCTTTTTTTTTCATGGCTTTAGATTCCATCTTTTCGTGCATCTTCTTGCTGCATCCTTTTTTCATGCCACAACATTTCTTTCCGTTTTCTTTTTTCATATTATTTTTTCTTTGCTGTTTTTGCTGATTGTTTGAATGCTTTAGCAGTTGGTGCGCCTTTGGCTCCAACCTTCCTCATCTTCTCGCCACTACCAGCGGCGATCCGTTTTTTCTTTGCTGCAATGTTTGAGTATAGTCCAGTTTTCATTTTTTCTTTGATTTTCCAGCTACATTTAATGCAATTGCCACGGCTTGTTTACGGCTCTTGGCAAGTGGTGCTTTCTTCGGGCCTTTAGGGTTGATACCAGCGTGGAGTGTCCCACGTTTGTACTCACCCATAACTTTAGCTACTTTAGTTTTTGGTTTCATAGTCCGTCTATTCCTTCTCTTAATAGTTTAAAGAACGTGGAGGCAGAGATGGTAACCTTCCAGTCTTTGTTGTTTTTTTTGGACGCAACCGCCCACGCAATGCCATTAGCATCACGCTCTGCTTGTTCGCAAGCCTTATCTAAATTTAAATTCTGAACACACTTAACTTCAAAGTGGAGTACACCTTTCATTTCTTCGCATACTACATCGGGGGAGTCTTGTCCTCCTGCGTGTTGTTGGCCACGTTTAGCAGTGTAACCTTCGGCGCGGAGTTGATCTCTCCACATTCTTTCTCCTCTGGCTCCTTTAGCTCTTGAGTTGATCATATTGTATCCTTTTTGATTAAGTCTAAAATTACTTTCAATCGTTTCACTTCCTCCCGCGCCTCGTCGCGCTCTTTCCTCAATACGGGAATGATTTCATTTTCCGTAATTATTCCGTTGTCGCGTTCATGTTTTATTCCGCATAACCGCGATACCACTATTTCATATTCAATCTTCCAGTGCTTTAAATCCTCCCGCGCCTCGTCTCGCTCGCGTTCTAGTTGCTGCGCCCACTCGGTCGGAACAACATGATTGCCTCTGGCGAGATCATCTGTCTCTGGTGTGTCATTCATGGAAGCAAACTATCTATATCTTGTAACTCTGTCAATACATTTATCTGAATAAAGTATTCGTTGTAGATTTTCATTCCTTCGTTCCAGTAATTCTCCGCTATGCAATATCTCTCTTTATCTTGTGACTCCCATATATGGAGGGCAGCATCCATGAATCTGGATGCCTTCTCGTATGCTTTATCTGTTGACATTAGAATACCTCCTCGATGCGTGAAGTCTCCCCGTGCATGATAATATCTATTCTGTAATCTTTCGGGCCGCGCCTATTCTTCTTCACGGTCACTTGGCTTTTTGTTTTCAAATGCTCAACGTAAATAATCTGATTACTATGCATCCCAATCGCCCGGCTCTCTCGTAACCTTCCTTCATCATTTAACTGGGAGGCTGTTAGCAGTACGAGTTTGTTAACGGACGCTGATACTTTTAACCTTCTTGTAATCTCAGAGATAGCATTCTCTCTGTTATCTACACCCTCAATGGATACGATCTGGAGGTAGTCTACGATAACCACATCTGCGCGGTTTTCACCCACATATCGGTTAATATTGGCCTCAATATCGTTAATATCACTGATAGCATCTATGATTTGGAGTGGCATACCATGCAATTTGGTCAGTGCATTGGTGATTGCGTCCAGTTCTACCTTGTTTGCGTTGAGATATTCTGCTCTTTCGCGGATCGGATAGCCAGCCATGTTGCAAGCCATACGAGTCAGGATGTCTTTGGCGTTCATTTCTAGTGAAAAGAAGATAACCGACTTGTTGTTGAGTAGATTTGCTACTGCTGCTTGGACTAGAAAGATGGATTTACCTCCACCAGTCTCTGAAGCTACCGTCAAAAGCTCTCCATGATGCAGTCCGCCCCTCAATGTTCTGTCTAATCGGATCATTCCTGTGGTAAAACACTCTTCTTTGGACTTACCTTCCATCTCGTCGATGATTTCCAAGATAATATCTTTGACTGGCTTGATTTTTACACCTCGATCCTCCGAACATCTCATTATCGTTTCCGATAATTTCTTCAAATCGGACTTTCCTACTCTGATATTCGGTTCTTCTTCCTCGATAACCTTGATGACATCGCGGTATCCTTTGTTTCTGACTAGCTGCTTGCGGTAATCGTCCGCCATATCCTGACAAACCTTCCCAGAAGCAATCTTCATGGTAGAAAGAATCTCATGGACTTCATTCTCTCCTCCCGCCGCTTCGATTTCGCCTGTTGCTTCTAACTCAGCAATGGCAGAAAACGGGCAGCAAGCCCCTGTTCGCTGGTGAACCCCTTGGAGTGCAGTAAAAACCTTCCTGTGGGGCGGCAGAGCGAAATAATCCACATCCCACGTTTGTTGCGAGAGGATGTTTCTGTCTATTGCGATTAAAGCTAACGCTGCTGCCTCGCTTTTGGTTGCCATTGGGACTACTTTCATTAGTGGTATTTTTTTCATTTTATTTATTTTCCTTTAAGAATTCTGAATGCTCGTTCTGCTGTTGCTGGCACAACTCCGTTTCCAAGGAGTCGCAGTTCGTCAGTTCGATTGTCATAGGTCGTATACAACTCGGCATAGTCCATCCTATCGGAAGACCCATCAGAGTCTCGACCCAGCGGGGATTGAGTTTGCCAGTTGTTTTCCCGCAATGCCCCGCAATCTCCTCCTCCAGATTTGACTTGTTGCGTGTCGCTAGTTGCTGCCGATTCTCCTCGGTGATCTCTGGGTGTACCTTGTTTGCTCTCGGCGTTGCCCACGACTCTTGGCGGTTCCCATGCGTATTGCTGTTGACCGGGTCTACTGGGCCATACTTGACCGCATCCGCTAGCTTCGCTCCATACGCCACAGGGTTCTCCTGCGTGTGGTTGTGGTAGCTCACCGCTCGACCATCTTTCCACTCGGTCTTGTAACTCCCGCCAGTCGTATCCATCACAGATGCGGTCGGCCAAGATGAAGACGCGCTTGCGCTGGTGAGGTGCGCCGACTTCACGCGCAGAGAATATTCCCCACGACACTTTATAACCCATTGATTCCAACTCTCCAACGACCTCTCGGAGTCCAAGGCTGATATGTCCTTCGACGTTTTCAAAGAAGCACATTCGGGGTCGAAGAAGTCGAATTCCGTCTGCGATCCAAGGCCAGAGGTGGCGGGGGTCTTCTTTTCCTGCTCTTTTTCCTGCGGCAGAGAACGGCTGGCAAGGGTATCCTGCAATAAGGATGTCCACCAGTCCGTGAAACGATTCGTATGGGAAGGTTTTAAGATCGTTCCATAGAGGTGCGACATCCATGAGTCCTTTTTCCATTTTACTGATGAGATTGGCTTGAGCGAACCCCTCAAGTTCACAATATGCGAGGGTTCGCATTCGTTCTCCAAAGATGTTTTTGAGTCCAAGTCCAATGCCGCCATATCCGGCGCACATTTCAATAGTTGTGATGGTAGTATCCACATTTTTGTTTCTTTCTGTTTTGTTGTTGGGTTAAAAGTTAGCGAAGCGTTCTGGTTGTACTACATTCTTGGAGCGGATAACCCAAGCACTCAGGAACGCACGGGAGTACTTACGTTCTGGGTGACTGAGTAGCCAACTCTGTGCGTGTTTCGCTTCACGCTCCACGTCTTTGTCTGGGTTTAGTTTTTGAAGTTCTGCTAGGAACTCAGCGTCTACTGGTTTTGGTACTTTAGTCTTCCTGCCCTTGGGTGGGTTAGCGGCGGGAGGTTGCTGGTTAAATAATTCAGAGGTCTGGAATCCATTTGAAGTTTTATCATCACTGCTATTCGATGAAGCGGTAGCTGAATCGGATGATGGTTCTATTGATGGTTCATTATGATGGTTCATTATAGAGAGACTAACCGGGGTTACCCCCTCCACCCAGTAACCGGGGTTATCCCCTCCCCCACTAACCCGTGTTACCCCCTCAACTGACTTATTTCTGCTTGGAGCCATAGCTTGTTGAATGACATCTCGACTGATTTCATCATCTCCAATTCTATCAACAATGATTGTGTAAAGATTCGATGTCTGCCTTCCAAAATGATCTTCACGCTCATCTCGCGTGACAACTCCAATCTGAATAAAAGCATTCAAATACTTCTTTAAAATAGGTTCAGAAACATTCGCTTTATCTGCCAATTTTCTTATAGATGGCCAGCAACTAGCATCGTCATTACAAGAATCAGCTAGAGCAAGTAGAACCAATCTCGCGTTACCTTGGGTCTTGCTACGCTCAAAGACCTCTGACATTATTTTAACACTCATTTGGAAGCCTCCAACCAAGATGCTTGTTCGTTTAAAAACCATTTACCTTCAGTATTGGCCTTTAAAAAACCAAGACCAGCTAATGCCATGAATGCGTTGTTAGCTTGAATATCTGAAATTCTAGCTATCTCAGCTAAATCATTCATGTTTTCTTTATCGAACCCTCCCTCAAAGTTGTCGATTATTGCCAGCACTTGTTTTTTCCTGTCATCAAATAACGACAGGTTCATTATTTCTCTGCGAACGAAAATTCCTCCGTTCATCTTTAATGGATTCATATTAAAAAGGCGGTCACTTGTAGCGGCAGAATAAACTGGCGAACTGACAGATGAGAGTGGTTAGACCACTACAAGCGACCATATATATTTGTTATTCAATTTAATTTTATTCTTTACTATTCTCTTCGGCTCTCACCCCGAAGGCACGATTGCTCGTACAAGACAGACACTACTACATCTAGTGATAGTGTCAAATGTTTTTTACAATATTTTTATCGGTAACGATAGTCACTCTAGACTAACAGACTTAATTTCATTCCGCGACCATTGATACATCTTGTCATTGATCTTGTCCCAGATTTCATCAGCGTCATCTTCATTCTCGCATTTGTAGATGTAGCGTTGTTCTCCGATAGCCTCATCCTTGATGAAGAAGTTAGACTGGTAGATTGTTAGACCAGTCGCGGCGGTGGTTGCAACAACAGCAGTATTGTTAGGTTTGAGTGCCATGTTACAGATGCCTTGGTCAGATTCATATTGTGCAAGGAATCCAGTATTTAGTGCAGTAGCTAGAGACATATTTGTAATCAGAACTGTTTGCCTAACTGCGGCAAGCATACGTTCTGCGTCTTTATCTACTGCGTTGTTTTCGTTAGTGTTATCCATAAGCAAATAGACTATCAAAAAAGTGTTGACTTGTCAATAGGATTGGTTTACTTTTAATTGAAATGAAGCATCCACTATACGAAGCCTATGAATCTTGCATGACTGCATACGAGCAGTCTCGCTACATTCGTTCTATTGGACGCAAGACCTTTGCTAATCAGCTTCGGGAAACCCGCAAGAAGCTAGGCATGACAGTCAGGGAACTAGGTGACAAGATCGGCGTAACTGGATCGTTAATCAACCAGATTGAAGTGAACTCCAAGAGCATTCTGAAGAAAGAACAAGTAGATAAAGTGATCGAACTATGCACACCTTCCTCGAAATCGAAAACGGCAAGTACTACGTCCGAGTCAGTCCCTACTCAGCCAGCAACCCCAGCCCCATGCACGAACGAGGAAAACCTTTCCCAGACAGCCTCAGACCAGAGTACGACTCATTGGAGTTGGCCGCCATCGGACTTCAAGAGCTAACAAACTACTATCAATGCTCAGTAGAAAAAAAGGTTTCAAAAAAACGGGGGCAAGATTAAAGCCTGTTTCAGATAAGCGTAAGGTTCTTAACAAAGAATACTCTGAAGCGAGAAAGGAATACTTTACTACTCACCCAAACTGTGAGGTATGCGGGGCTGGAGCTACAGATATTCACCACAAAGCTAAGAGAGGAAAGAACCTTTCCAACCTAGAAATGTTTATGGCAACCTGTAGAATTTGTCATAACAGAATCCACGACAATCCTGCGTGGGCTAGAGAATTAGGATATTTAATATATGAGTTCAAATAATACATTCGTTTCAATGATCATCTGCGAGGGATACCATGAAGATGAGAACCAAACTAAGATTCTTTTCCAACAGCAATTCAATCAATGCTGGGTAAAGAAAGCTGACATCAAGACAATGGAAACACTCGGCTTCCACGAAGGACGTAAGTTCATTCGTATTGTTATACCAGAGGAAGTAGCGAACACGCTAGAGCTTCAAGGTATTCTGGATTAATCCTCTCCCCAGTCATCGGTAGAGTAGTCATCATCCATAATGGATTCAGTTGGCTTTTCGTCTCTGGCCCAGAATCTATTTGTCGGAACAGCTTTATCGGTTCCGATAAACACTAATCCACTTCTTCTAGCCATTTCTAATGCATATATTAGACTATCACTTAAATCAGGAGAATAACCAGTTCTTCCCTTAAGATCATCTTTTGTTTCAATTGAAATCTTTTTATTTTTAATTGTGTATCTACGAAGACAAAGTTCTCTTGCTAATTCAGAAGATGGATCAACACCAAAAAGAGTACGGCTCTTGAATGCATGATAACAAGAGTAATAATACTCTGATACCAATCTATCATAAACATCTTTACACGGGCGTTTATCAACCTCTGCTGCCATACGTTCAGTAGGTTTACCCATAGAAGAAATGAGGGCAATAGAATGACCACTAGAATCATGCTTCAACCATTCGCGGATGATAGCTTGTGCAACTCGACCGCCATCACCAGACACGTCCATACCAAATTTAGTAGGCTGAACTCCAGAAGCCCGGCAAAGCTCGACTACTTCCTTAGCTAGACCGACCTCAAACTCAGCAGCTTCACGGGCAGATAGCTGAATAACCTTCTGTTTCTCCAACCACATGACACGATTGCGAGTCCCGCGAATGTAACCCAGTTTAGCTATAGTAAGCACACACCTATCTCCACCAACTGTAAAAGCAGTATCGAAGCCAGCAATCTTATGAAATCCTTCTGAATCCCAGAGCGGTTCTTCGTTAGTGTCAGCGTTACGAATCAGATCAGCGGTTAGAATAGTTTGCGCGAACCCAGATTTAGGCCACCAGCCGATAGCGTTACGAACATAGTCAATTGCATTCTCATCTCCGTAGCACTGCTTGAGCATGACTTGTTGTTTCTTTCGATCCATCAAGAACGGAAACGGGGAGGGTTCATGCTCTGGAGCGGCGAAGTTAGGCGACCTCATGCCATTGTAGAACAGGCAAACTCCAGTCTCCGTATCCCACTTATCCATCTCTGGACTGACAGTATCAAAGTTACTTTGGCCTTTAGGCATAGCCCAGCGGGTGTGAGGATTGTCACCAGCGGAGGGGTTTCCAATACCGATAAAGACTACATCATTATTAGCTGACAAGTTAACACGGGCAGTAATCGCGCCCAGTTCCATTTCTGGCAACTCATCAAGGGCTAGTCTAATCCGATCATTCTTACGTCCACGGGTAGTATCAATAGCCTTCTGACCTTCATTGCCTGACTGGAAAGCGAGAGCTTTGATGGCATTGCGATAGTCCTTATCCTCATCATTCGATCCACCACCCCAAACGATCATGTGGCGATAGTCGATTAACTTCCCGAACTGGACAGCAGCAGACTTCCACAACTTAGAAATGATACCCCAGATACGATCTTCGGACGCACCAAGAGTAGTTGTAGCAACCCAAGATGAAGTACAATGCGGTGCAGAACACCAGTCAAGGTAGACCCAAAGCCCAACTGGAAACGACTTTCCCATCGAGGCCGCGCCAGCCAAACAGATGTCATCATTGTTGCAGAGTTCTTCCAGAGTTCTCAACAATTGATTATTGGTATAACCTCGATTGACAATAGAAACTTCAGTGGGCCATTGGAGTTTTACTGCCTTCAAGAAGTGTTCATACGGAGTAAGCAATTTAAAATCTGAAAGATTTATATTGTGCTTATTGCAGTAATCTCTTCCGTATTCACCCTTACTAATAGCGTAGCAGTATAGCTCTACACCAAGCTCGTCCATGTTCTCAGGGAATTTGATACCGTACTTTTGGATGCCTGTGTTTCCAGAAAAAATTCTTGACATATCAACAATAAAATATATTTTCAGATGAAAGGCAAGATGAAACTCAAAAATAGAAACCTAGCTCCAGTTGGTTCATGGTACTACAAATACGAGATCAAGCGTGATAAACTCACCTTCCCAGCGGTTGTATACGGAAGCACATGGAGCAACTTGATTTCAAACATCCAAAAAGATTGCCGATCAAATGGGATTGATGTTCCCAGTAACCTTGAGCAACTTGTCGAAGATCAAATCTGCCAACGCCAACCAAGTGATCGTTGCTGGTACGCTGATGGGATTGGAGACAGAATCGCGCAAGCAATTCACACTGTAGCGGCGGTTACAGACAAGGTTCTTGGAACTAAACTAGAACACAAAGCAAGGGGATGCAGTTCATGTAATAGAAGAAGAAATGCCTTGAATTCATTAGCGTAACCGATAAATTGAAATCTTAATATTATGCTCTCAATAGGAAACGACTCATTCTCTTTAGCAACACTAGACGAAAACGGCAATCCTCCAAATACGAGGATTAGCAATGCAAGTCATTGCTGGAACATAGCAAATAATCTAAGGCTGGCTAATGTAGGCAGGGAAAACAAACGCATTCGTATCTACAAAGCGTATAAAATGTTCCCCCCGACAGGGTACAGCAAGATTGCTGAAAAGAAACTGCCTTGGCAATCGGACGTGAACTACGGACAACTTGGATTTATCGTAGATAACCAGAAGTCCAGTTACTATGATGTCATTACTGAACGTCAGGCTTGTTGCACGATCAAAAGCAAATTCGGCAACGAAAAAGAACGCTTAGTAAACTCTGAAAACATCTCAACGGCATTTGACCAAGCCATCCGCGAATGGCCCGGCTACCTTTACAACACAGAACAAGACTTAGAAGAAATGCTCTTGTACGGAAAAGGTATCGGAATGTGGGATAGCCCTATGGGATGGATGCCAGAACACGTTTTCCTATCTGATCTTCTTTTCCCAGATGATATTCGTATCGACTTCTGCAACCTTGAAGAGTTTGTGCGCCGTGTCCGCCTGACTCCTTACGAGTTGTACAAGAAGATTGAGAACCGCGCTGCTGCTGAAGCAATGGGTTGGAATGTAGATGCGGCTATTGACGCTATCCGATTCCACCGCGCCTTCACTAACCACCGCAAGACCCGCGAAGACTTCTTCCGCACGATCAGTGAGGCTGGATTCAACTGGAGTCTTTCTGTAAACCAAAAGATTGATCTGTATGAAGTCTACTGGAGAGAGTTCGATGGAACCATTTCTAAAGCAATCATCCTACAGGATTACCAACCTATCGCTCAATACATCAACTCCAATGTAAAGGGGTCTGGTAAACTGAGCGAAGACGATGTTCGTAGTGAGCATGGATTTATGATGCTTAAAGTAGGTGCATATAACTCATGGGATGAGATTCTTTATATGCTCACTGACTCTGTTGGTTCTGGTCTATTCCAAGACATTAAGAGCCAAGCAGAATCGGCGTTCGTTGCTTGCCGTCAGTATGACTTCACGATGAACGGACTGGTTGATGCCGTTCGACTCAACTCCATGCTGATGATCGAGGGACAAGGGCCAGACTCTACCAAGATGCTGAAACAAATGGAGTGGCTACCAATCTCTGTTATGCCAGATGGAGCTAAGTTCATCCAGAACCGCTTCCAACTCCCAGTAGCAGAGAGCATGGGATTCATGCAGTTCTTCATGGGAGATATGTACAGGGGCATGGGTCAGTATCGTATTAATTCCCCTACTTCTGGTGGAAAACAACGCACCAAAGGAGAAGCAGAACTGGATGCCGCTGAGTCAGCAAAACTATCTGGAACCCAGATTCGTCGATTCAACGAGTGCCAAACATTGTACTTCAAACAACTCTACAAGAGGTTTGTAAGCTCTAAGTCCAGCGACGATGGGTATGAATACGTTAAGAAGTTCTACGAAATCCTAGAGGAACTCGGAACACCTAAAGAAGCCGCCCAATGGAAGAACATCACTAGCATTCGTTCTAACCTTATCAACGGAGCGGGTAGTCCTAGCTTTAAGCTGATTACGGCTGAGAAGCTATTGCAGATCACTGCTATTACTCCAGCCAACGAAGGTCAAGAAAATGCTGTTAAGGACGCTATT